ATAGAAATAGAAAGCGCAATAATAATAACAGTAAATAAATGGGCATAGGAGGAAAAATCTATGGCAACTGAAAATCCAAGAAAAAATAAAGTGTTTTTTTCACACAGAGAGGCAACTGCTGGTACTCCAGACACGAATTGCTTCTTTGAGGGAAGAGGTAAAATGAATTTACCAGAGCCAGAATATTTGTTCGAAACGGATAAAATGAAATTGGGATCTGGCGAACATGGTACAAAACAAGAATTACAGGCATTGTGGACACCGTTTACCTATACCTGTAAGCGGATGTCAGAAATAGCTTACTTTCTCGCATACTTCCAGGGGAAAACATATGCAGTGTCTACGAGCGGAGATCTTGAACGTCATGAATTATGGCACCTTGGAACTGATGACACAACATTACCAACTTTTACAATGGAGTTTGGTACCGGAGGAACTGGAAACAATACTGTTATTTCAGGGTGTATGGTGAATGAATTTTCTATAACTCTCGCAAGTGGTGGAAACGGGACACCAGAAGTAACATTTTCAGGTTTTGGGAATCGCCATCAATACACAGCAGGTGCTTTGGCTGCTAACACCGCCGGTAATATGGATAGTGCAGATGAGGCTTTTGATTTCGACGGTGAACCATATGTAAATTATAAGGCATGCTCTATATGGATTGCCGACAGTGTTGACGCGAATCTCAAGGGGAGTTCTGTAGATTTCTCGGGTGAGGATTTAGGTGCAAACCTGGTAAATCTTAGTACACTCATTAACACAATGACAATAACAGGCAGCAATGGGATATCAGCGGAAGATCTACCAAGGGCCGGTTCCTACGGAATCATAAATACTTTCGAAAGAAGTGACAGAACTTACAATGTGGAAATTAATCTTCGTAAAGATAATTCAAGTATTAACACAGACACATTGATTCTTGCTGATACACAAAAGGCAATAGAGATACAATATGCTGGAAAATATATCTCTGGTACTGACCCATACGGTATAGATATCTTTTTCCCTGTAGTACAGTTAAATAGCGGTGCTGAGGGAGATCAATCACCTATAGACAAGACAATACCTTTTGAAGTATTTGAAGACAGCACAAATACAGCATGCGATATATTTGTTCAGTCGGAAGTGAGTACGGGTTATAATGCAATTTATGTTTAATCTTTTTAAAAAGAAGCAGCCTTTAGTGTGTGGTGGGAACGGATGCATAGAGGTCTATAGAGAGGGTAAAACAATAGGATCTGTCTATTATCGTAGGCCAACATATGAGGAGATCCTTGCATATCAATATGAGTACGCGGAGGGCATAGGAAGTGAATTACAGCTAAAGGAAATAAAGCGTGATAAAAAAAAGATAAAAAAAATACAAGAAATTGTAGTGCGTGACCTTTTCCTTCCTAATGCTGAAAAAATTTTTGTATCATCTAAAGGCTTTTACGATGATAATGATAACCCTATTGATTCGTTGGAAACAGAAAAGCAATTTAACTATATCAAAAAATACCATGGGTATATACTTGTTGATATGGTTGCAATAGCCTACAAAATAGATACGATATGTAAAAAAAAACATTAAGTTTTGATGAATTTCTTGTGATTTTGAAAGACGTTTATGGTTATAAAAAGGACGAAAATGGTAAAAAGGTAATAAAAGGATTTCCTGATGGATGTGACGTGTGCGACTCTGACGATGAATGGCAATGTAAAGAAGGGTGTTTGTGGTATGATAACTATTGGAAATATGATGAAGTTAGAAAATTTGTGCATTTATATCAAATACACAAAGCTGGTTGTGATATAATGAGACTTGGGAAATTATCTTGGAATGATTGGAAAAAACTATCTATTGCAGGGAAAATTATTGAAAGCCGGGAATAATGTTTGGAATTGGTAAAAAAAATACTGCTGTATCGACCGTTAAAATAAACTATGACGGCAAAGAAGCGTCAAGGGGTATAAAAAACCTTGACAAATCGTTTAAACTCCTTGCTGGTTCAATTGGTGGCCTATTCGCGCTTGCAAAGGTTAATTCGTTCCTTGTTGAATCATCAACACTAGCAAAAAGGCAAATACAAGCTGAGAAAGGGCTATCACAGGCGCTAGGCAAAACAAGTCATGAATTGCTTAACCACGCAAGTGCGCTACAGAAAAATACGACTTTTGGGGATGAGGCTATAATAGAAGCGCAAACACTAGTTGCAGCTTTTATTAAAGAAGAAGCACAGATAAAAAAACTTACACCAGCAATATTAGATCTTGCCGCTGCAAAAGGTATGGATCTGAGATCAGCAGCCGATCTTGTAACAAAGTCTGTAGCGTCTAGCACAAATGCTTTAAGTCGATACGGTATCCAGATAGACGGCGCTGCTGGGAGTACCGAAAGAATTGATAATGCAGTTGGTGAGATAACAAAGGCTTTCGGTGGTATGTCTGAAGCTCTTGCGCAAACAGACGTGGGAAAGCTTGAACAGATGGCTAATGAACTAGGCGATATTCAAGAACAAATAGGGAAAGAAATAATACCACTACAGGTTGAGTGGAACAAACTACTACTTTCTGGGACAAAAATAGCTACTAATTTTTTCATTGAAACGATAGCCGGTTGGAAAGCAATATTAAAATTAAACAAAGATAATACTGAAGAATCGGATGAGTCTTACGAGAAAATAAAAAAATACACACAAGAAATAAAATTATGGGAAGAAGCTGTAAGAAATGCAAGTGGTGAGTTTGTAAAAAGTCCTTTTCGTGGACGGAATATAAGATTAACAACAGCAGAGAAGCATATAGAAAACCTGAAAAATAAAATAATAGAAACAAACAAAGAGTACCAAAAGATAGTTAGTGATCCAGTTCAAACCGCTGTAACCACTGATGTTATGGAGCCAAAACGTCCACAAAAAACAAAAAAACAAAAAATTACAGTAGAAACGCTAGCAGTTTACGAAGGATTCGCAGAAGGCCTAGAGCAACGTGAGAGGATGTTAGAAGAGGCAGAAAAGCGAGAGCTACAACTAGAGGAAGAATATATAGAACAAAGAAAACAGGCCTGGAACCGGTTGAATGAAATAGGCAAGAGTGGCACTGAACTAAGGTTGCAAGAAGAATTCGCTATTATAGAACAATGGCGGCAACAAGAAGTAATAACAGCAGAAGAACATGAAAGGCTTAAGACGGATATAGAAAAACGGCAATCTGATGAGCGAATAAGAAATAAGCAAAAAGAAGAGGCAGAAAAGCGAGCGATTGCACAACAGGGGCTTTCTTCAATGAGTACTATTAACAATGCGATTATAGGTATAATAAATATTCGTACTAACAAAGAAATAGAGTCACTTGAAAAACTTGGTTTGTCAGAAGAAGATTTCGCAAGACAAAAAGAAGCAATACTGCAAGAATCAGAAGATAAACGAAGAGCGTTCGCAAGAGCACAACAAGTAATTGCTATTGCTGAGGCAGGTGTGAATATAGGGAAAGCGGCGGCCGGTGCGTTTGCCGATACTCCAGGGCCAATATGGACGAGGAGCCTTGCTATGGCGGCGGCTTTTGCACAGGGAGCTCTAACTGTAGCGCAAATTGAAGCACAGAATTTTCAAACGGGTATGATCGGTATTGATGGTATTAAGCGATCAAGGCAAAAAGATACTATCCCTATCAACATCGGTGGTGGTGAATCAGTAATATCCGCACCACAGACAGCAATGCACGAGGACACATTGAGGGCAATACAGAATAACACCGCGAATACGGCAAGAGGCCTTAACCGTACCAATAGTAGCATCATAAATAATTTTTACGGTGTATCATCTGAACAGATGTTGGAGGCACAGATCAATACAGGTAGAAGAAAAACGATAGGAAGGAAGTTATAGAATGGCATGGATGATAAGACCAGTACTTCCAACGGGGACTACATTCGATGGACAACTACTCTATAACATAACGGAATATGAAATAGAAAGCGTTTTTAAGAAATATATTGAGTCAGTTGAGTTTGAAGTAATGCCACAATTCGAAACAAAAATAACTGGTTTTACGAAAAAAAAATATAGAAAAACAAACTCAAGCACTATAAGAATATCAATAATGTTAGTTGGAAACCTGCCTTTCTGGATCCACCAACTAATATTAGGACTTGCGATTGGTTGTAATGGGGCCGGTATTACAATAGATTTTCGCGACACATTCTGTTCCGCAACGGTAGATACTCCTGTAACATACAATTGCAGATGGTTGAATGCAGGTGATTTCGTGGAAAATAGTGAACTAATTAATGGTGGCAGCATTGACCTTGTAGCTTATACCCTCCCAGAGGATGAAGGGCGGTGGTATGGTGGTGAACCAGACGGTGGTTATTACGAAAAAGTTATATCAGCTCCAGCAAGTGGATTAGAATGGACGCTACAAATTGCAGATGGTGATGCAGATTATTTCTATACAAGGGTGACAGGATAATGGCAGCTAACCCATATTTTAGATACGAAACCAGTTCGTTAAATTTAAAAACAGGCATGAGAGCACCAAATTTTCCTGTACAATCTGGCTTATCACTACACACTTACGCCACTGAAAAGTATTCTCATACAACAACAACTCGGGATTATGGCACCACAAGTTTTACATATGTGATAAAAGGCGTAAAACGAGACGATTTAGAAATAATAAAATCCTTTTGGGAAACAACTCTTGATGAAGGATACTACGACTTTACGGTGATAGACAATAAGAATCGAATGTTATTTGAAGCGTCTTGGAATAATTGGCGAAAAGTATGGTACAAAAGGCGAGGCGGTGTATATGATGTTTACGTGGATATTGAGTCAACGGTACCGTGGACACTCCCCGTAATAGCGGCCTATCCAATGGTTGCAAATAATCTTAATGACCACACACTACAAGGAAACGACTTAACATTAACAGATGCCGTACTAGCTAGCGATACCGACCCTAACGTAATAAGGAGTAATGGGTATTGTTTGCGTATGGATGGCGATAGTTTAGTGTCACAGCTTACCGGGGCAACAGGGACAACGAGTTTTAGTAGTAAATCCGGCGGATCATTGTCTATATTCTGCCAGTTCAGAAGAGCTAACACCATATCGCACAGACTAAGGTTAGCCCAAATCACAAACGAGGCTGAAACAATAGATTTTACTGTTTGGCAATCATCTTCACAATTCGGAGGACAGATTAACAACGAACCCGTAGGTGTTGCTCAAGATGTATATCACACAATAGTTTCAGATACTTGGTACGATTGTGCAATAACATATGATTCACACAATAGCACACCATATGTGTATATTACACCATCACAAATAACAACATTCACAAATTTCCTCTATGGTTCAACAGACATAACGGATCATATAGGATCATATATGGAAGTACCAGGCGCACCAAACACAGGAGGATACACCAAAATTAACTTGTTGAAAGAAGATGCAGATGGTGGACTTGTAGAAGACGGAGCTTATGGATATGTCCAAAACGTTTTCTTTTTTGACGGTCACATGACACCAATGATGTTTAATATGATGCGAAGATTATGCTTTTTGTGGGATAATGCAACAACATCGGAGCCAAAATAATGAGTACAAGAGCGAACAAAGCGTATGTCGCAAAGATAGAACTGAAAAACAACACATACTATGTAACTGATAGGCCAGATATAACTCTTGATAGCCAAACATATAGTAATCTTGTGAGATACTGGGGTGACGTGAGTTTTAATAGCGACACGGAAAATGGTATATTCCAAATAGGATCATTTGATATAGAGCTTATCAACGGTGAGGAGATGTTGCAAGACGGGTATGTGTTCAGCCCAACCGATGTGTGGAATAATTATAAATGCACTGTTAAGTTATATACAGACGGCGATGTTGAGTTTGATAGTTGTGAGCCAATAATATCAGGAAAAATAAAAAACTATAACATTAATAATGATATTATAAGTTTTTCGATAGAGCAAATTGATGATAGAGACGACATCCTACTTCCTGCTATAGTTTGTACTGATCAATCAGACTTGTCTGACGCTGAAGCTATTGCGGTGCCAGTGTCAACCCCAGATTATGATACTATAACATTTGCTACTGGCGATGCATCAATATTTGATACCGGGGAGCTTGTAGTTTTGACGTTTGAGACCTATTACCCTGAAGTTGCGGGAAAGCCTTACCAGATTGCGAGGATAAAGAGTATTGATGCTACTAACACAACTATAATATTATGGGAAACATATGAATACATATTCCGTGTAGTATCTGTAGAAAAGGCATTTCGTTATATACCGGAAAAAGCGATAAATAAAACAATTCCGATACAAATAGGCAGCCTCACCGATAGGGAAAATGGTGAATTTGGGAAAACGGTTACAATTAGTGAAAAGGCTGGAAGAAAAATAATAGCAGCCGATTATATTGAATTAAATTATTTGATAGAAATTGGAGTTTGGGAAAATTTATTAAAACGTTTTTTCGCGGCAAGGGGTGGATCCGCAAGTAATATTATATATGAATACGGCGTAAACACAAGGAATAATTTTGTGCATTTCGTGTCAACAGCAGGTACAACATTATCAACAACAACTAGTGCTATAAGCGGAGTCCAGGAAATATTTATGGCAAATCCAGAAAATATCCCTTGGGTTGACGAGGATGATGTAACTGACACTGAAAATACAGACCTAATAACTAATAATGTGATTGTTATAGATAGGGAATTGTTCTTAATCTTAAAAAAACCATCTGCTGGAAACGGTGTTCTTGTTGAAAGAGGCTATGATGATACAGAGGTCGTTGAACATTCAGCGGGTAGCACCGTGTACTTGGTAGAAAAATTTGCAGCAAAGAATCTATTATCCTTTAGAGAATTTTTTTACCCAAAGTCAGTGTCTACAATGTATCAATATGGCATGTCCTTAGAAAAATATTTATCACCGACAAACTATGGAATGACAGGGAACATAGAAAATATTATAAAAAACGATCTTACAAGTGTAATTTTATATATGGATCATTACCATGACCTTAGAGCCACAGGCCCACAAGGGATGTATTTTATATTCGATTTGCAATTTAACAAGATAGTTCTAGACGCAACTGTCTCAGCGTGCTATGTAGGGTTAGATGCAGACTTTACGTATGCTAGGGCAACCTCATCTGCACAAGTATTTGATAGTTTTATAATAAGCGTTGCAGATGTGAACGAATATATTAGTTATACTGATGTGATTACTTACGAAACACATACAACTGGGCATGCTATCTTACAACTAATCAGACACACTGGTGATTCTGGGAGCAGCACCATAAACGGGGTTTCATCAGCAAAAGAAGATCCTGAAACGTTAGCGTCTTATGATCCAACCTATGACGATATATATGATGCAAACATAACCAAAACAAATTGTGATTGGCCTCCAGATATGGACGGTTTTGGGCTATCGAGGCTAAAAGACATTAATAAAAGATGGCGTTTTTATTTTATGGAGGTAACAGACCTACTAGCGACGGCGCCAGGGAACGGTTGTGTGGCAACAATAAGAAAGATAGGGCTTTGGGTTGACTTTCTTGTGGATTTTACAAAAGAGAATGTTATCGCCCCATTACAAGGCAGAAAGATAACGGAGGATGTTGCAAGTATCACAGGAGACACTGAAGGAGATATATGTATTTACCCACAAAGTGTGTGTGCGCAAATACTGACACAAGAGCTAGGGTATGAAGTGGATGACTTTGGTGATGGATGGTCTCTCTTACAAATCGGTGGATGGACAACCAGAACTACACCAAATAGTAATGCTTATTATGAGGTGACATTTGGGAACAATCTTTTCGTAGCAGTTGGTACTGGTGCAAGTAGTACAGTTATGACTTCATCAGATGGTATAACATGGACAGCAAGAACATCAAGTTTTTCTTGTAGTAGTGTGACATATGGGGGTGGTCTTTTCGTATTGGTTACTACTGGTGGGGGGGTAGCTACTTCGCCAGATGGTATAACATGGACATCCAGAACTACACCGACTAGTAATAGTTTAAATAGTGTGACATATGGGAATAATCTTTACGTAGCAGTTGGAGCAACCTCTAGTTTAGATGGTGTTATAACTTCGCCAGATGGCATAACGTGGACATCTAGAACCACACCAAATAATAATAGTCTGAATGGTGTGACATATGGGAATAATCTTTTTGTAGCAGTTAGTGGCTCCTCTAGTTTAAGTGGTGTTATAACTTCGCCAGATGGCATAACGTGGACATCTAGAACCACACCAAATAATAACACTTATACCAGTGTTGTATACGGAAATAATCTTTTCGTAGCAGTTAGTGCGAGTGGTAGCCTAGATAGGGCTATGACTTCGCCAGATGGTATAACGTGGACAGCCAGAACTACGCCGACTAATAATGCTTATACTCACGTCACGTATGGAAACAGTCTCTATGTATCGGTCAGCTCAACTGGTAGTTCAGACAAGGTTATGACTTCAACAGATGGTATAACGTGGGAGACTATGGTTACTCCCAATAATAATTATACCAGTGTTACATATGGGAATGGTACTTTCGTAGCAGTAAGTTTTACTGGTGGTTTAGATAGAGCTATGACGCTATCAACAATGAGTCAAAATGCTTGTGCATTCTCCTATGGCATAGAAGACGAAAGAAAAAAAGGTTTTGAGTTTGTCTCAGAAATAGCAAATCACTATAACTATTTACTATTCAAGACTTACAACAATAAATTATCTATAGTTAACCTATACAATATATACGATGACACAGATACCGGGAATAAAATAGAAATAGAAGAAATATTATTCCTGAAAGAATCCGGACAAAGAAGAATATCTATATATCAAACCGGCAATGATTTAATATATAATGATGTCATTATTAAATACAACCGGAATAATAGCACAGATGAATATCAATCTGTATATACCCTACCCGACTCTTTCACCTTGGCTAAGTCAGGTATAACACTAAAGCAAGCAAGAAGTGATTATTATGGTGGCAAAAAACGAACGTTGACCATAGAAAGCCCGTATATATATGATGAAGAACGAGCGCAAGAACTAGCGGAAACAAAAGCTAACGAATTCGCTGAGGTACATTTTTATATTGAACTATATATCGATTACGATCACTACACAGATATAAATAGTCTAACAGATCAGTACCAAATAGGAGATATAGTATATCTTAACGGTGATTCTAATGGAATTACATTTGATTCTGACAGATTATTCTACATAAAAGACACTGTTATTACAGATAATGGCAGAGAAATATGTCTCCACATCAAATCAGTAGACCCGGTATCTGAATTCTAACCATACCAAAAATTCAAAAAATCTACAAAAAATTAAAATAAGTAAAATAACTGTTGACAACACCTTTTTTTTAGGCTATATTTAATACAAAGAGATAACACTTTGTTTTGTTAAATAACTTCAAAAAGAAAGGGTAAATAGTGGCACAAGTACAAATCGGAAATAACAGCGCTAGGTTAGACGGAGAACACAATCAACTGTTAAACGATGTGAAAATTATTCTAAAGGACGCAACGGGGAAGCCGCCTGGAACAAAGGAGACAGTGATAAAATGCCTTCAGTATGTGAAGGACCATTTTTACCAATGTAACGGTGCTGATGTTAAACCATCGCTTGAAAAACCCCCAGATAACAGTTATACGCCATTTTAAATATTGGAGGCAATATGTCTTACATGCTAAAAGAATACAATACAGCCCAAATAAAGGCAATGAAAAGGTACATTAAAAGAAAAGGTGGAAACCCAAATGATGAAAAAAATACAAAGACTTTTCGGCTTGAGATGGAATGGACAGAAAAAGGCTACTCAAAAAAATTCCGTGAAAACTGGAACAAAAGAAAAATACTTCAAACTTCTTGTTCCAGGCAAGGGGTTTGTTGAAAATAACAAAATCAAAACACCTTTTAACATGGGAAGTGTTTTAACAACCTTATAAGGAGGTGTAATGACTGATTTAGTAAAAAGCTCTGCAAAAAAAGCAAAAACCCATCAACGATATTATGTTATAATAGATGGTAAAAAGAAAAGGGTTCCTGGCACTACAACTATTACAGGTGTTATGGATAAGCCAGCGTTAGTCTACTGGGCGAATAATCTTGGTTTGGAGGGTATTAATGTAAGAGATTATGTCGATGATCTGGCTAATGCTGGCACGTGTGCTCATTTGATGTGCGAATTAAATTGTCTTGGGTATGAAGAACCTGTTAGCCATGAAGACATGGGGCAATTTACCGGTGATCAAATAAAATTAGCAAAAATAGGCTATGAAAAGTTTTTAAACTGGAAAAACAAAACAGGTTTTATAGCAACTAAAAATGAGGTACAACTAACTCACGACAGATTATTGTATGGTGGCACAGTAGACATAGTAGGATATATCACTAAAGACTATGTGTTAAATAATGGTATTACATTGTATGCTAATACTAAATTACTGATTGACCTCAAGACATCCAAAGCGTGTTATGGCGAACAGAAAACACAGGTATGCGCTTATGGGATGCTGTTAGAGCATAATAATATTAGCTATGATCATATTATAATTCTTCGCATCGGAAGAAATGAGGAAGAGGGATTTGAAGATATATTTATTACGGAACAAGAAAAACTTAATCACCAAAAGCGGTTTAAGATTTGCCGTAATTTGTATGAGTTGAATAAATATTGTAAATAAATAGTATTATTAATTAACCAAGGAAAAAACTATGCTACAAAATGAAGAACTCCAAGAAAATAGAACTGGAAGTATCAGCGGCGATGGTTATGAGTTTTCGCAAGAGGTTGATAAAATTATCCCAGCTTTTGTGAAAATGCAGGGGGAGCTGGAGCCTGCAAAATTATTATCAAACAATCCTTTCTTTAATTCCAAGTATTCAGACTTAAATGAAGTTATGAGAGTTCTGAAAAAACCACTATCAGATAACGGATTTGCAGTTGCTTGGTTTGTTTCTATGATGCCATATGTTGATTGCCAATTAAAAGAACAGGAGCTTAAGCAGTTTAATGGTAGAAATGGTACGTATGAAAAATTAATTTGGACGGGGAAATGGAATAGTATACGAGTTAGAGAGATAAAAGTAACAACTCTACTCTTGCATACTTCAGGCCAATACATTAAAGCTTGGATTATATTAATTCCTAATGACAATGACAATCAGACAAAAGGTAAGTGTATTACGTATGGGAAACGATACTCAATAACTTCTTTGACAGGATTGTGTTCTGAAGAAGATAACGACGGAAACCCAGAGCCAAAAAACAAATCATACGAAGGTAACAATAACCAGCTTCCACCACCAAAAAAAGAAGAAAAGCCCAAACAAAATAATACAGATAATTACATTTGTGATGAAAAAGGAAACCGGAGGTATGATAAAAACAAACAAACATTGTTTGATAAATACCAAATTAAAAATACCTTGATAATAAATGCTCAATGGAAAACAATGTTAGATTTGATCATGCAAAATTGTGGTGGTGATTCAAAAAAATTTACTTCGTGGCTCAAAGATGTATATAATGTAAAATTCTACGACATAAAACAAAGCATGATTGCCGGAATAATGGAAACACTTACAAACAGTTCAGAACAAATATTTCTGGATTAGGCATTGTCTCAATACATGGAGCACGTCAATAATGCACCAAAAAATAGCAAGTAATCCAAAAGAATTATGGTTATGGCTTAAAGAAATAGCTTCACAGCTTAATTGGAAAAAGTCGCATGTTTTCACCATAAAAGAATACCGCAAAAAAAGATCGTTACAAGCTAATAGATTATATTGGCTAATAATTACGGCGATAGCTGATAGTATCGGTGACGAAAAAGAAAACGTACATGTTGCGTATAAAAAGAAGTTTTTGAAGTGGAAAGAAGTTGAGTTGCCTGGAGGATTAAATTATTGGGTTGAGGGGTCAACACCTGACGCAGATTCTAAGGAGTTTAGTGAATATATAGAAAAAATATATATACATTCTAACGAGTTTCTTGGTTTAAATCTACCTAGGCCGGACGATGAGCTTTTTGGATTGTTTGCAGAAAAATATGAAAAATATAGTCAAATTTAAAGCAAAGGATTAAAACATGAATGGAATACAAAAAATTATAATTACGGTAAAACCTGATGATGTGTTAAAAGTTATCACGGAAAAAATAGAAGAGAATTTTAAGATACCTGAAAAAAAAGAGATAGAAATAACTGACATCATCTACAAAAATAGTGCTGAAGAAATACAAATATGTATTGCAATAACAGATCCAAGGTTACCTTTCTGATAAATTACATAGTGGGTATACCAACAACGGCAATTGTGACCTGCCCTATATGTGGAAATATAATTAACGTTGGGTACCCACTAATATAAAAACTTTTACCAAGGAGAGAATTGGGTGAAAAAAATAAATAAACTAACTGACAAACAAGAACTTGGGATTATTGAGTGGCGTGATCATTGTATAGACATAGGAAGAAGAACTGATAGCGTAGACAAAAAAAATACCGAGAAAGCATGGACTCAGTTTTACCAAAAACTTGGCCTTAAAAGACCTTATTATTGGTATTGCCAAAGCCCTTTACAGGCCAATGTGATCATAAACATCCTTAAAAATGTCAGTGCTAAAATCAGAGATAATATCGGGGTTAATATCGGGGTTAATATCAGAGATAATCTCAGGGAAAATACCGGGGTTAATATCAGTGAAAATATAAGTGAAAATATCGGGGATAAAATCGTGGTTAAAAACAGGGATAATATCGTGGTTAAAATCAGAGATAATATCGTGGTTAAAATCAGAGATAATATCGTGGTTAATATCGGAAACTATGAGTTGATACCAACCTATATACCAACCTATGGTTGGTGCCAACACGATATACATTGGATTGCCTATTTTTTATTTTTCGAAAGGTATTCTTTGCTGAAGACTAATAGTGATTTTGAGGTAATAAAAATATGGTATTTGTTAGCAAAATCTTGTGGTTGGTGCTATACTTTTGAAAATATGGTATTTGTTTGTGAAAAACCATGCGAAATAAACCTTAACACTTCTGGACAGCTACACAAAAACAGTGATATGGCACTAAAATATAGTGATGGTTATGGTTTGTATATGTTAAATGGTGTTAATGTCCCAGAATATCTTGCGGTAACAAAAAGTGAAAAATTGGACATAGAGTTTTTCAAAAAAGAAACAAATGCAGATGTTAAGGCTGAGTTTATTAGGAAATTTGGAATTGATAGGATGGTTTCTATGGGTAAAAAGGTAGACACTTACAAAAATTATAGTAATGGTGAATGGTGGGACAAGTCAAGATATGAGCTGATTGATATGTCACCAATCTTCCCAACCATAAGTTATGCACCGCATATCAAAATGGTAAACCAAACAATTAAAGGCGTGTATCACCTAGAGTCTGTTGCGCCAGAATGCAAAAATTTAGAGCAAGCATTGAATTGGAGAGAAGAAACTAAAAATAAAAAATATAAAACAATTTCCATAAATTAAACAAAAGGAATTTAACATGTTAAGAAAAATTAATCACGGTGAAGTTGTTGTAAAAGAGGTGGAGAGTATACCCGATACTGCAACAACTATAAACATCAAAGAAAATTATATAGTTGTTGGCGAGTCTAAAACTATTGGAAACGACCACAGGGTATCTGTGTCTAGTGGCACAACTATGTATGCTGATAATGGGAAATTATACATGAAAAATATATCTAAAGAAAAAATTTATTGCCCAATACCACAAAGGCACAGCGAAGCTGAGCTACCAGCAGGATCAATATGGGAATTTGGCATAGCTCAAGAGTATGATTATATCAATGAGGTAAAAAAGAATGTCTGTGATTAAAATTGGCATTCCTAAAATATTTGAACTATATTAATACATAGTGTTATACGCAACAACATTAAAACCAAAGGAGAATATATGAAAGTAAAGTCTTTAACTGTGCACAATATAGGTATTATAGCACACGAAGAAATTGTTTTAAATCAGCCACTAAACATTTTTTACGGTGAAATCGAATCAGGGAAAACAACACTTGCTATAACCAGCATAAAATTACTTTTTGGGGGTAAATTCCCTGAGAGTATTATACGGAAAGGTGAAAGTGAGGGATATGTTGAATTGGTGTTTGACAATGCCAGAATAAAAAGGTCATTCTATATTGACCGTTCTTCCATTACCCAGGCAAGGGCAATAGAATATTACCTGGATAACAACAAAGTTAGCAAACCTGTAGATGCTATTAAGAAGCTTTTAAATCCATTTCTACTTGACCAGGATTATTTGGTTAATATGTCCGTTATTGAACGGAAACAATACTTCATTGATTTGTTTGATGTTGATACATCTGATTTGGATGAAGAGCTGTCAAGAGAGATTCAGAACGCAAAAGAAATTCGTTCGAGTATTAAAAATTATGGTGAGATTGAAATTGTTCCTGTTGAAAAACCTGATATTGAGACTCTTAAGAAAGAAAAAGATGAAATTAATAATTATAACCAAACCATAAATAGTAATTATTTGTTAGCCCAAAGTAACGAAAATAAAAGTGTTGCGGATTATAATAATAATGTCGATGAACATAATAATATTATTGATACTTGCATTAAAGAATCTTCTAATTTAAAAAATGAAATTAAAAATCTTGAGGAGAAAATTGATATATTAAAAGCAAAATATGATAGTAATCAAAAATACCTTGAAGATCCTGAAAATAAAAAGAAAGAAAAAAAAGAACCAATACAAATAGAAAGGCCAGTATTAAAAGATAGTACTGAAATAGATGAAAAGATATCTAATGCAAAAGCTGATGAAATACGATATCAACAATATCAAGCAGCAATATTAAAACAACAGGAAAAAGAATATCATGTGAACCTTCTCAGAGAGAGCGAGGCTAACTCTGCACGTATAAAAAAAGAAAAAACCAACAAACTTTCCGAAATTTCTAAAAACATATCTATTCCAGGATTGGTCTTTGATCATAACGGAACAGCCATATACAACGATACACCTATGGATATGCTTTCCACTAGTCAGATAATGTCCCTTTCTTCCGAATGCGCAAATTTATACCCAAATGAGCTCGGTATAGCGTTACAGGATAAAGGGGAGTCTCTCGGATCATCTATCTTTAAATATGTAGATAAAGCAAAGGAAAACGATTTAACTATTTTAGCAACTGTCGTATCGGAAAAACCTGCGGAAAATATTCCTGATGATGTTGGTGTTTTTATTATCAAGAAAGGTGTTATTGAAAAATGAAAAATACTGATACAAAAAAACGTTATAAAACGATGTGGGAGTATCTAAAAGATAAGCATGGTAATAAGTTTTGTGATCAAACTATCTTACTCGAAGACTTAATGGATGAGGTAGAAAACACATTCCGTAACTCAATAGAATCGGTAAAAGATGTATAAAAAATACCGTAACACAAAAAAAGTCTGTATATTCGGGCATAAACACGATAGCACTTTTGAGGCTGATTATTGCGTCACTTTAAGTCTTCTTGTTATGGCTGGTGAAATCAAGAGGTACGAATACGAGAAGGCATTTTCTTTGCATGCTTATAACGGAATAGATGCAATAGAAGTTTGTAAACATAAACCAGACTTTTACGTGACAAATAACGATAACAGTATAGAGGTGCGTGAGTGTAAATCAAAGGGGACAGTTACGGATGTGTGGAAATTGAAAAAGAAATGGTTTGAAGTTGAATACCCTGATATACCGTATAAAATTATATGGAAAACTAAATTATAATGCAGACATTAACCCACAGTTGGTACAGTGGTCAAAAACAGACTAGTCCTTAGAGGTTCGATTCCTATCAGTTTAATGGTAAGTGAGGGGCTGGTTGTCCGTAGTTCGATTCTATGGTGTGTTTGCAATTTACAAATTTGGAGTAGAAAAGATTATGGTCAAAAAAAAATCAAATGAATACGCATTAATAAAAGAGTTAGATAATATGTGCATAGGAGATGTCCTTGAAGCTACGGCACCCAAAATGCCCTATCATATCTTTATGCACAGAGTTCCTGGCGGATGGAATTATATATATCAGTTGTCTGGACATTGGCCAAGAGTTCAGTTTATACCTCGTGAAAGACCACTACTTGTTTCACGTTACTGTTAGCGATAGGAGATAGGAAAATGAAAGAATACAAAGGTTGCCCTAATATTTGGTGTATAAAAAACCGCATACCACAAACATCCATACAAGGGTATTGTGTTGATGATATTGAAGATAGTTGTGGTTTGTTAAAGAGATATGTTAATGATTTTTGTCCAACGGAGGAAGAATATAATGGGAATGAAAAGTAGAACTAATACAGATTGGTCTAAACACGAACTGCGTATTATTAAGAACGATAATGTTTTAATCCATGGGTTGAAAAAACCTGGTTCGGGCCACATGAGAGTAAGATTTATAAACACAAAGTGAAGAAAATTGATGAGTCCAAAATAAATTTTAAACAATTTTCAAAGAAGGTAAATTATGAGTAAAAGAATTGGCGAAAAAGTTATTATTTGTGAAGAACCAAAACAACAATGTGATTTTTGTGGTAAAATAGCCGAATTAAGACCGTATGGTCCAAAAGGTGAATGTATATGCTATAAGTGTGGTATGAAGGATGAGAAAACAACAATGAAAATGTGTGGCAAAACATTGCTTGAAGTGGATATTGATCAATAAACCGTCACAAAAAAAGGAGTAAAAGTTAATACGATAAAAAATTGCCAAAAATCCATATTTTTAGGTTGATATTTCCGTAACATTGTAGTATGTTAATATTATGAACAAACGACCAAATTCCAAAGAAAATTAATTAATTAAATATCCCGGTTAGGACAATTCCGCTCCGTTCTATGGTTCTTGGTCGTACCATAGTGAAAGCCGGGTTTATATTTCCGTGGAGGTACCTGTGAGGATAAAGCAGAAAGTAAGAAATAGTAAAGGGAATTTGGTCGAGGTAGAGTTTGCGCGTTCATTAGCCATAAAATTGATGTGTACCGAATGTATGGGGTGGGAAAATCCAGTTAAGGGTGAAAATGGATGCAAAAGTATATATTGTCCGTTGTATTCTTATCGCGGCAGAACACACAAAACTTTAGCTAAAGGCTAGGAAATTATTATGGCGTTAAGAGATCAACCCTATTTCCCATTATATGTACAAGACTTTTTGACCGATGAAAAATTAAACGAATGTTCTGCAGAATCAGTAGGGGTATATATAAAAATTATGTGCGTAATGCACAAATCGAAAGAATATGGTTCTATTTTGCTTAAGCAAAAAGACAAGCAAGATACCAAGCAAGAGTTTTTTACATGCTTAGATTTTGCTTATAAACTTGTTAAACATTTGCCTTATCAAAGGAACGTTGTTTGTAGTGCAATTGAAGAACTTGTTGAAGAGGACGTTCTTCAAATTGATGGTAACAAACTCTCTCAAAAGCGCATGGTTAAAGATAATGAGATTAGTTTGATAAGGGCAAAGTCTGGAAGAAAGGGAGGAAAAGTAACACAGTTTGCTAAAGCAAAAGTTGAAGCAAAAATTGAAGCAAGTACTGAATATGAATATGAATATGAAAATGAATATGTAAATTGTAAAAGTTGTATAGTAAATTATTTAAATTTAGTTTGTGGTACTAAATATAGGATTGATAATAAAAAAACAGTGTCGTTAATAAATGCCAGGTTTAAAGAAAGATATTGCGTTGAAGATTTTAAAAAAGTTATTGATATAAAATTCAAAGAATGGGGTAATAATTTTGAAATGGTAAAGTACCTAAGGCCAGAAACACTTTTTGGTACCAAGTTTGAATCTTACCTTAATCAGAGTAAATACAACGGGAAAATAATAACTTATCAAGACGAAGATTTAAATACAAAAACGGAAACAATCAAAACTTTCCTCTCAGAGATAACCCATACATGCATCAAGGGTAGTACATACGCAATACAAATAGGCCAAAAAGACCAGGATTTGCTTGTGCAATACCAAGCCAACCATCCAGAGTACCCATTAATACGAGTACTGTTAGAGGAACGGAGAAAGGCCAGGGATGAAGAACGAACACCTATAGGGATACAAAAACTACTCGATAACCTCCCAATAAAAGAGGTCGTTGAAAAAAGAATAAATAAATGTTGACAATTCAATTTTTTATGGTTATATTAATACATAGCGTTAACAAAGCGTATAGAGTGGTTGGAAAAAAACTTATACTAACTAATGGATGCTGTTGATGAATAAAGACCAATACAAAATAATTCTGTCTGGGCCTGAGAACTGGAATAAATGGCGGGAAAAGAACCCAAATAGTATTATCGATCTCAGGGAAGCTAATCTCAGACATGCTAATCTCAGGGGCACTGATCTCAGGGGTGCTGATTTCAGGGGTGCTGATCTCAGGAAAGCTAAACTCAGGGAAGCTAATCTCAGACATGCTAATCTCAGGTATGCTAAACTCATGGAATTAGATCTCAGATATGCTGATCTCAGGGGTGCTATTCTTTGGAATGTAATTTGGGATAAAGAATGAAACATTACAACGAATTTGATTTAACAGATACACTAACAGAGCTTCACCTTTCTTCCAGGAATGTAAGGAACCAAGTCCAATTGGATTACTGTCCGTTCTGCGAAGAATCCAGGGGTAAGAAGTCAGATCATTTTTCGTTTAACCGTGAGACAGGACAGTTTAAGTGCATAAAGTGTGAGGAAATAGGTAATCTAATTACTTTTCGTCGTCATATGGGATTAGATCCATTTCAGAAAGATGAATTCAAATTACCGGATCAAAACAGGGTGTCTAAGCTCCGGGAACAGCCAAAACAATACTACGAACAGTATGCGAAGTCAAGATGTATTAGTGCAGAAACGCTGGAAAAGTACGGTGTGGGTAGGTTTAATGATTCTAAGCTTGGTGCGTGTAGGACTTACCAGTACATAGATCTGGATGGTAAAATTGCCAATATCAAGTATGTCAACAAAAATAAGCAGATGAAAACGGAGTATAAGGCAAGGAAAATCTATTACGGGTTACAATTTATTGATTTCAAAAAAGATTACCTACATGTAGTTTGCGGCGAAGATGATGTTCATGCGCTGATTGATATTGGTTTTGATAATATTGTGTCGCTTCCCTTTGGTGACAAAACCTATACTCCAGACATGGGTGATATAAATAAACGGTTTAAAACAATCTACCTCATGTTTGACCATGATAACTCAGGGCAAGAAGGGGCAAAAATGTTTGCTCACAAAGCTGGTGTTTGGAAGTGTATTAACGTTTTCCTTCCGTTTAATGATGCAAGGGAATGCTTGAAGTTTGGGGTGGAATTGTTTGGGTTAGAAAAGGCAAAGAGTGAAGGTAAACGGTTTGAGTACACACAAGAAGATACGTGTCGGCCTGGGCTAACATTCGAGGAAAGAAATAGCAGGTACATTGCCTCCCTGAATGCAGGGGATGGGTTAAAGTTCGGCTTTAAGTTGATTGACGATATTATTGGCGGCATTCGGCCAGGCGAAGTTATTTCTGTTGTTGCTAACCCAGGAGCATATAAAACAACACTGCTCATGAATCTAATTATTAATTTAGCGAAGTCATTGTCTCATGGTTTTGTAATGTTTTTTTCGCTTGAAATGGCTATTGAAAGCGAGTTTGAACGGGAGCTTGGAATAGTTACAGGAAAGACAAGAACGGACATTAAGCATATAAAAGACAATCCATACGCAATAAATACTATGACCGAAGAAGCAAGGCAAGGGTTAGAACAGATAATGGTGTCAGAAGAATCGTATATAAACTTAACACAAATGAAAGAAATAATAAAGAAAACGGAAGATGTATATGGAGAACCATGCGTATTTGTCGCTGTGGACTACTCAGACTTTGTAGAATCGACTAAAAAGATTTCAGAGTACGAAACTATCAAAGAAGTCGCAAATGGATTTAAGAGCCATCTCTGTCGCTCTGAGGGCATTCCTGGAATTATGCTATATCAAACCAACCGTGGAACCAAATCCGCAGATGAGGAAGTTACCGCAAGATCTGGGAAAGGTGGAACGCCTATAGAGGCAGGGTCGGATTTTCAGTTGGGGTTATGGAGGAAAGGGGAAGATGTTGTGGGTAGATTTACTAAACACAGGCGAGTTGATGATATGTGGAACGGTGTTATGTGGCCGTATTTTAAATGTGTTGTACCGTATCCTAAGACGTTTAGAATTACTGATATACACCAAATAGATGAAGCAGAGTTAAAACAAGAAAGTGAGGAATTCTAATAATGGATTTAAAAAACTGTCCATTTTGTGGTTTTGATGATATAGATGTAGTAACTTCACAGACAATGATTATTGATACAAGCCCAATACAATACAAGAGAGAGGCTTTTTGCAATGATTGTTTTTGTGCTGGCCCACCTAAAAATACACACAAAGAGGCTGTTGAGGCTTGGAACGAAAGAAGCGAATCAATCATAAATAATAATTAAGGAGGAACAAGTGAAAAAGTACAAAGAAAAAGATGTTGAAAGATTAATTGAAGCTGTTTTAGATCTAAGTTTAACCGTTATCCCAAAAGCAGTCGGTTACGGAACAATTACTGTTGAGTGTCCTGTATGCGGTGTAAGAAAATCAGATGATGGCGAAACTATCGAGGATTATCCTCACGATGAGGAATGTGGTTACATGGTTGCTATGAAAATGTATAAAGGAGAATAAAAATGACAACTTGGAGAGAAGAAATAATTGAGGCGATGGGGAAGGAAGAAACTTTAGATGATGTTGAGTATATAACACTGTCGGAGAAAGAGTTGGATAGAGAATTTGATGACAATTATGGTTTGAAAGAAGGTGAACCGTTTTTGTTGTGGACAAAAAACAGAGTTTATTTTCCTGTTTGTTATGATGGATCTGAATGGGTTGAATCTGTGCCAAGAAATCCATGTGAAGAAAAAAGAGAACATATTGGCGGTGGTTAAAATATGCTAATAAAATAAAAAACCGAACAAACCAAGGAAAACAAATTATGATAAAAAAATTAAAACTTCAGAACTTGTTTGATAATATTAGACAGCTATATAAAGATAGTTATGATGGATACTTAGCTGACAATGCAATGAACTCCCAGAAATTATTATCAGAAGTCCACACTAAAATTACTAGTGAAGATTCTCGTTTACTTAAAAGTTTAATCCCCACACTCAAATCCTATCATAAAAAAGGCATGTTACACCAGTTAGCAAATGACGATGAGTGTGATATTTGGTGGTCTCGGTACAGAAACATTCAAGTTGAGGATAATGAAAAATGAAATTACCTTTTTTAGATTCTGATAATGATTTGTACGTTAATATATGCTTAATTCTAATTATTATTGATACTTTAGGAAAAACCAGTCGAGGTGTATTAAAAGTAAACAATGGAAGACTACATATTTTTCTGTATTTGGTAAAGAATCCTACATTCTTAAACAAGATGTTTGTAATGTTTAATAAAGATACTGTGTTACTCCATGAACGTGATGCTTTCTCAGTTACTTCAATTTCCCCCAATATTGATCCACTGTTTGATAGAGAAACACTTAAATCTTTATTGAGTATTTCAGTTGTAAAAAAATTAGTAAAGGTTGTTTATAAAAAAGATGATGGTTTTTTCTATGTTATAAGTGAAAAAGGGCAATTTGTAGTTGAAGAATTAAAAGATGAATACTTTCAAGAAATTATACTATTATGTAAAAAATTGAAAAGCATATTAAGTATTAGCGAATCTCAATTAAACCAAAAATTGAATCAATTAATTCGAAGGGAATCAAATTAAATGCCATGCAGTATCTTAATTAATCAGCTAATTGTTGTTGGTATAAGAAAAAATTATAAAGTATCATTTAATCCTGGTGTCAATATTATATATGGAGATTCCGCTACTGGTAAATCAAGTATTCTAAATTTGATTGATTATTTATTAGGAGCCAAACATTTTGATTTATACCCTGAAATTGAATCATCTGGTAGATATGCGGTTCTTGATGTTACTTTAAATGAAGATAGGTATTCAATAAAGCGTGATATATTTGACTCATTAAAACCAATTGAGGTATTTCCTTGTTCATTTGACGAAATTGAACAATATGCAGTTAAAAAGTATCTGCCGACCTTTCAAACTAATAGCAGTTATCAAGACATAGAGTTTTTCTCAGAATTTTTGTTAGATGCTTTAAACCTAACAAATTTAAAAATTAAGCAAGCTCCAACAAAAGATGATTCAAAACTTGTACGTTTAAGTTTTCGTGATATAATTAATTATTGTTATATCGATCAGGATGATCTTGGAAGTAAAAAGTTTTTACGCCCAGACAACTACGCACTTCAAACGAAAAACACTGAAGTTTTTAAATACATTTTTAATGCATTAGACAGCCAAATTTCAGAATTAGAACAAAATATCTCAGACAAAACTCAACATAAAAATAATCTTGACAAAAAATTCATGGCTGTATCAGAATTTCTGCGAGAATCAGAATTTGGAAGTCTTTCAAATTTAGATAATGAACTAAAAAAGACGGATGTTAGAATTACAACCTTAAAAGAACAAATATCAGTGTTAAATTCTAAAGTTGTTGCTGACAAAGAAGTTTATAGGGCAATTAAATCTACTATAACAGAAATAATTCGTGACAAAAAAGTATTACAAAACAAAATTGAAGAAAGTGAAATTAGAATTGAAAGATTTACAAGATTAAAAAATGATTACTTAAGTGATATTACAAAATTTAAAGCATCGCTTGAAGCTAGAAATGTTATAGGTGAGATACCTGAAGAAATTTCTTTATGCCCTGTTTGTGACAACACTCTTAAATTAGAATCAGCAAAAAAGATATTTGAAATAACAACAACTGACAAAGTGAAGCAAGAATTGAATTCACTAAAAAGGCGAGTAAAAGACACTGTCCAAATGATTAATGATAGTAAACAACAATGGGAGTTAGATAATTCAGCTTTAAAAATATTAGATACAAAAGAACAAGAGACTAGAATATTAATTGATCAAAATACTAAGGATTTAATATCCCCTTACTTGGCTGAGCGAGATATGTATGTGAACCAACTTGGAGAACTAAAACAAAAACGAATAGAACTATTCTCTAGATTGAAGATCAGAAACCAACACAGCCTTCTGATAGAAACAATGAAATCACTTGAAAGCAGCATAAAGCAGCTAAAGGAAAGATTACAAATTTTAAAAGATAAAGTCCCTTCAATGAGTAATGTTTTATCCAATTTAGCAGATAATTTATATAGTTATCTCACCAATGTAAAAATTAAAGACCCTTCAAATATTAGTATTAGTAATAAATTTTTACCTGTTGTGCGTGGTATAGAATATGGAAATATAACATCTGGTGGTTGTATGGAACAAGAGTTAGGGGATTATAGTGATTACGAGCCGGAAGACTACGAAGGCTTAAACTGGAAAAAATACCCAGAGAATGGATACTCAGAATGAATAAAAAATACAAAATTTTATCAGAGTACAGAGAACACGGAAAATCCTACTACCGGTTGGCGAGAAGTTGTCGACCGTAGAGCTTTGAGGAAGATTAAGGAGAATATTTGAATGAAAGTAGACAAAATGGTCACAATAGAAGAGGTAGAAAAGGTTTGGGGTAATGCTGATTTTGGCCCAAACATATCTAAAATGGAAGTTGTTAAATACGGACTTTTAAAATGTGCCGGACAATGGTACCAGGGGTACACATCTAAAAGCATCCTGTACGAATTAGGTTTAATAACCAAGAAATATACTCTTTCTAAAAGAGGTGCGAGGTGCCTATATGAATTCTTTAAACAAAAGTGTGAATGTTGTGGATGCGAAGAAGCCGCCGATTATATAGACAGTATGGATTATTATATGTGCGAAAACTGTGTTAATGACGATATTACCTGAGGTTATTCAGGCCAAACCCCAGAAGATTTCGTACCCTTAGACTGGAAAAAATACCCAGAGAATGGATACTCAGAATGAAACTCTTTGAGAGAAATAACTTTAAATCAAAAAAACAACTTCGGTTCGAAAACGATCATAAAAGATTAATTCATGTTGTTAAAATGGCATACAGGAAGCATAATTATGGCGATGACAGTATTGGATGGGGAGAGCTGAGCGAAGAGCTCTATACCACCCTTGCCGATGTCATTGGGTATGAAGAATTGGGACAACTACAGAATATGAAGTATTTTAATAACAAATAATCCAAAGGAACAAAATGAGACACATAGAAAAGCCAAGCTTAAAATCAAAACAACAACTTAAATTAGAAAAAAACTATGAGAGATTAATTCATGTTGTTAAGATGGCATACCGGAAGCACAGCCTGGATGACAATAGTATCTGGAAGGAGTCCCTTAACTACGAGCTCTATAATACACTTGTCGATGTCATCGGTGAGGAGGAGGTACGTAAACTACAACAATTAGAGTATTTCAATAATAATTCAAAGGAGTAACTAACCAATGAACAAATTAATTAAAAAAACAGAGCAGACTAAGGAAAAACCATTTCCTAAGCTGATGAAAAGTAAAAAAGGTCAATATGTGTATTTCCGTGAAGAAGGAAAAGGGGTGCAGTTATTAGGAGAGTATATAGACTATTGTGACACACTTTGGAATATGCATTGTTTCGAGGACACAGACGACCAAATACTTTTAAACTGCAAAGAATAACAAAACACAAAATCGCGCTACTATGCTGAATTGTCATAAACAACCAAGGAGAAAAAACATGCGGAAAAGATGTAATATGTATAAAAAATGTACAGCAAGAATTTGTAAACACTACCATCATCATCAATTTAAAAGCGATTGCGAAGATAAGTGTGATCGTTTTGGAAAAGATAAAATTGTGCCAAAATGCATCGATGCGAAAGAGCACATATCAAGAGGTATTCCTAATATAGCAACTTACGAAAGGCGGGTGTTTTGTGGGTAATTGCGGTTGTGTATATGTAGACACAAGTACTAATAATAGTTGTTTAAGGCAGAAATTAATAACTGCCAGAAAAGAGTGTGATTGTTGTGAGTGTGGTGAAAAAATACCAATAGGTACACAATATGAAGATTATGTCGGGATATGTGAAGGAGAAATGTTTTGGTGTAAGACCTGTTTGGATTGTCTAAGTATTAGAAAGTCGTTCTTTTGTGATGGCTTTGAGTTTGAAGGAATGATTGAGCGTCTCGAAGAACATATTATCGAAATGGGTGGTGATATTTCATCAGACTGTATTACTACGCTCACAAAAGGTGCGAAAGGTATGGTATGTGATATGATTGAGGAATATTGGGAAGGGTATGATGATGGAGAATAAATGAAATATCCAAAACAAAAGTGGTTAGACAAAAAGTCAAACAAACCTAATAGAAAAAAACTTATACAGAAAACATCTGTTTTGTGGAGTCGGATAATAAAAACTCATGGTAGGTGTGCTATATGTAGCTCAATATCAAGTGTAGATGCCCATCATATTGTGCGGAAAGGAAAAGCTATCCATCCAGGGTGGTTTCTTCTTGAAAACGGTATCCCACTATGCGTGGATTGTCATAGAGACGGTATCCATTCGATGCATTATCCTACTACAAGAGTTTTCCAGAAAAAAATAAATACCTGGTTAAATAAAAAAGACCTCACTTACGAGGTCTTATATTCCATGTGTCATACTACCCAACGTATGGATATTTTTACTATACAGGATATTTACTCAGCATTGAGAATTGTTGCCTCGCAGTTGGGGCAAGCTTCACCATAGCCCATCACCTTACCACAATCTCGATCTTTTCTAAACGGACATCTTTAATTTTCATTTTAGGGTGCTTGTTTTTTACCGCACTAACAGCTTCTTTATGAAATTCTGTGATAATGCAGGAAACTTTTTTTAATAAGCCTTCAACTTTTTCTTTTGGTACTTCTATTGTGATGTATCCACATCTTACACTTGTGGGGCCGGTATACACAGAGTGGTAATATTTTAGTTCCATAGCTACTCCTTGTCTAAAAATTCATTAATTTCATTAGTTAATTTTACTTCTTTTTTGTTAAATTTCGGTTCGACATAAGCCTCTATAAAAGCAGCCAACAACACAACAACCGCAATAACCGCAATAACCGCAATAATAATATTTAAGTATAATAGCGCCATAAAATCATTTCTCCTTGTTTAAGTTTTAATACAAACAGTTAACTATATGTATAGTATACACAAAAAATACAGACATGTCAACATTTTTTTTATTTTTTTTAAAAAAGTAATTTTTGTTTGCAATTAAGGCTACAATGGGTTATATTAATAGTAATGTGTGATTAAATGTAGATGTGGGTATTCCGGTATAATAATATATTAATTAAAAAGCCGGATGCCCATTTATTAATAGTGGAGAAAAAAATGCCTTGCCCAAATTGTGGAACGACAACAGACACTCACTCCCCAGATTGTAGACGCTTACATGCTGTAAGGATGTATGAATGGGAGTGGAATATGATAGAAGAAGGACGGTTAAGAGGCGGATACCGTGGGAGAGGGAAGTATATAGTGGATCTATGTAAGAGAGATGCTAAGAAAAAAAAGTGGTGGAATCAATTTAAGTTATTTGAGAAGAAATAAATAATATGAAAAAAACAATTTTTATTGTTTTAGTTGTAATGCAAATGTTTTGCGACCCAATGGGTGTATATGAGTATGTTGGAGGTGTTCAACAAGTTGAATTGTGGATCTGCCTTGGCCCTACTTTACACATCCAGGCCAACATCCCTGGGTGTAGAATCAACTTAGACACCTTGGATAAATACATGTCTGTGGAAAACGGAAAATATACTCAGAGGTTAGATAGTTTGAGAGTTACAAAGTCTACTGGCGAGATAATATTTGCAGGATATTCAAAAAAGGCAAAGTGTTTCTTCCATTATAAGGAAAAAATAACAATAATAGGTGGAATCCAACAGGATATAAGTAGTGATAGTGTGTTGGTATATCTGAAAATAGGAGGATAAATATGACCCCTGATATCACAAAAGAAGATCTTAAAGAACATGGATATATAGAGTTGAGAGAGCTAACTGAAGAAGAAAAAAAAAGAGGCTGGAAAGGTTGAATTATATAAGCGAAAGTCATTGGAGTTTTGCAATCTAGCGATACATTATAATAATAGATTATATTCTGATATCATTATTAAGGACGGAATCAGTAATAATTCGGTTATAATTATAGAAAATCGAATATACACAAAGCCGGTGGAGTAATATTGTAAAGATTTCAGATAAACTTGGTAGGAGGATATATTGGAACTAACAGAATGCATTTATAACCCAAGAGGAAAAGCCACATACAAGCACCTAATAGGTGAACGTGGGTTATTTTATTACTATATGTGTTGTGAGGACGGGGACTTTGTTGCTTTCGTTCCACAACACGATGCAATGAAAACAAAACACAATAATCAGTATTTAGTGAAAGAGACTGAGTTAGAAATTGTATCAAAAAACAAGTAAACACACCCTCCCCCGCCAACCTTGTTTGAGCTTGGTTGGGGGTTGGGAATTGTAAAAAAAATATTATAGGCATAAAATTGGGGTACAATGAAAAGTTACATAGAGAATATTGCAAAAGCGTGCGGTAAAATAGGAGGTTGATATGCCACAAAAAAAAAGCAAGGCAAGGGAAAAATTAAATGAAAAACAAATTGCCTTCTGCTATGAGTATGTCGCAAACAATTTTAATGGAACGAAAGCACACTTGGCCGTATATAAAGGTAAGTCTGAGAACGCGGCTGGTGTAGAGGCAAACAAGCGCCTAAAAAAGCCTAAAGTTAAAGCTCTCATCAAGAAGCTTACAGAAAAACACCTTACAAAGTTGTCATATACAGCTAATGATGTTCTAAAAGAACTGTCAAAAAACGCGTTTTCGGATATAAAAGATTTTGTTTCCTGGAGCAAGGACAGTGGTGTTATAATCAAGAATACGGAAGAGCTTGGAGAGTTTACCTCGTGTATTAGAGAAATAAAAATAGATGCAAGAGAGATAATGGAAGACGGAAAACCCACAGGAATAAAAGACTACAAAATAGATCTTAAATTGCACGACAAAGTAAAGTCACTAGAGCTGTTGGGTAAGAACTTATTATTATTTGTTGATAGGTTAAAAGTTGAGAAAGATGACGCAACAGAAAAGTTTGAGCGAATTGCGAAAATCATGGATGAAGAGTGTCGGCCTAGTGAGGATAGATCCGATAACACCGATACAGTATAAATACCTGCATGACGAGCATCGTTTTATAATTGTTGCAGCCGGTAGAAGATCCAGAAAAACATTAATCGCAAAACAAAAAATCCTCAATAGGGCAATCAAAACCCCTGATACACTATGGTTTCATGCCGCGCCAACCTATAACCAAGCCAAGTCAATATTTTGGGAAGATTTAAAAAAATATACGAAGGTGTTCCGCACAAAAAAAGAGCCTTCTGAGTCAAACCTGTCCGTTGAGTTAGATAATCGATCACAAATACACGTGATAGGCTTAGATAAACCACAGCGTATTGAGGGGCGTACCAAATCATGGAATGGCTGCCATATAGCAGAGGTCGGTGATGTAAAACCAAACGCTTGGGAGACCAATATCCGGCCAGTGTTGGCAGATACCGGTGGTAGTGCTATTCTTGATGGTGTTCCAGATCCAATGAAGTCAGGTTTCGCTGGACACAAAAAGCTAGCGCAATATGCATGTGGTGGGTCAATACCAAAAATAGAGCCATTGATAGGTGCGTATGGAGAAAATAAGGAGGATATAGACTTTAGTTTTTACGGTTGGTTTTCGTCAGATGTTATCCCCCCAAAAGAAATGGAGTCGATAAGAAATACCACAGATCCACTGACTTATAGAATAGAATACGAAGCCAGCTTTGAAGAAATAGCTGGAAAGGTATATTACTCTTTTATTCCAGATTACTATCCCAACGGTAATCTTGATAAGAATATACAGTATGACCAAAATCTACCAATAGTTATGGGGTTTGATTTCAATGTCAACCCCATGACCGCAGTACTTGGGCATGTAAAAAGAAACGAAAAAGGCATGCAAGAGTGGTTGTTGTTTAAGGGGTATTTCCTTAAGGCAAGTAATACAGAGCAACTAATAAGACGAATATTTGATGAGCATCCAGATACTTTTACTTTTGTTTTAACTCCGTGTCAAAGTTCAATCGCAAGACAATCGTCACAGGAAATAACGGCCGATGGATATAAGACCGATCTGGCAATTATAAAAAACGTAGCAAAGGAATACGGGAAAAATCTAAAGGTAGCAAAACGGTCTAAAAATCCGCCTGTCCATAAGGGTATTAGTGCGGTGAATTCTAAGCTAAACAATAAAACCCTTAGAATAAATCCACAAGATCCAGGTTTACAAGAACTGATCAAAGATCTTGAGTGGCTAACATATAAAGAGGGCACAAGCGCAATAGATGAAAGTGATAAGATGCGGAACCACATATCAGCATGCTTGAGGTATCCATGCGAAAAGCATTGGCCGGTTAAGCAAGAGCGTAGTGAAGGAAATAATAAAATTATAGTATGAAAGGTAGTTTATGAATAAATTTGAAAATAGAGATTGCATGGAGGGTATGATGGAATACCCAGATAAATATTTTGAATTGGCTATTGTTGATCCTCCGTATGGTGGGTGTGATCACCTTGTGAATAGAGTGGGTGGGGGTTGGGCTCACAAATATGGCAAGAAAATTAACAAATGGGACATAGCTCCAAGTAAGGAAGGCGAGTATTATGCACGAAAGATTTAATAGGACTGTATGGGCTTTTAAAAAAGATTTCACGGGTGCTTTGGCTAAATGTTTAGTAAAACTATCTCCGTATCCTGTGCCAGATAACCTTGAAAAGATAATTGCTGAGTTTCATGAGCGCATTCCGTATGATTTTGACAAAAATGGTATGGTGAAAGTAAGTATCAAGGATATGAGAACAAAAATAAATAAAGTCCTTGAGTCCATGCCTGATGTTATGGCTTTGAACGAACGTAAGAACGGTAGGGAAGGTCATAGCTTTACCTGTCGATATAGTAAAAAGCCTGATCCCAACGATGATTTTATTGATATTATGGCCGTGGCACAAAATATTACTTGTGAGTTTGCAGAAAGGGCCGATGCACAAGCTTGGCTTGATAGAAAATAAATAGCTATACCAAGTTAGATTTGTTTTAATTATTGTATAATTATTACATTTGTGTATATTAATAGTTATATGCACAAATTTAAAAGGAGGAAGAAAAGTGGCAAAACTATATCCAACTAATGTTCCGATAGATCTAAGCTCTATCCCCATACACCCAGAAGTAGAAAAAAGAATTAAAAAGTGGGAAAGAATAGAAATTTTACTAGATCAAGATGAAGAAAAAATAACTGAAAATTTTTGTCGTATGTTGCCGAACGAAGATCCAAAATCGTATGATATCAGAAAAGAAACGTATAATGAGACTTTCGTCAATATCACACAGGATTTAATAACCGCACCAGTTAATTCTGTATTTTCTCAAGGGTTAAAAATCGATTACAAAAACGAAAATTCTTCGATAGTTAAAAAAATGAATGAAAATGTAACTATTGGAAGTGAAAATATTACGATAAGAAGATATATAAAAGATTTTGTTGGTGTCGCTATTAGGGGTTATGGCTCAGTTTGCACAATAATAGATAAACCCAAAAATGCGAGTGAAAGCCTTGCGGTTGAAATTAATGATGGTCTACCATACATTAGTAATATCCAGCTTAAAGATATAAAAAATTGGTCATTAGATTATGAAGGAAATTTAAACTGGATAGTATACACCAAGAACTATCTTCCAGCGTGGGAAAACCCTTTTACTGAAAAAGCGCCAATATCTATTGAATTGGAATGCATGTACACCAAAAATGAATACATTGTGAGAAAGGCCGGTGGAAAAGTAATTAACGAATTATCAATGGTACACAATTACGGTTTTGTCCCTGTTGTTATACAGGGGTCTTTTCTAGCCAAGCAGGGCGACATCTTAGGCAATGCAGCCATGTTCCAAACATCCAACTCAATTATTAATATGAACAACAATCTAAATGTTGGTAATTATGAGTTGTATAAGCATGGTGGTGCGCTATTATTGATGCCAGAGGACGCAACAAGTGGCACCAACTTAGAAACCGATGAAAAAGGAAATGTCAATCTCAAAAAACATGATGATAACGGAATGTTAGTATATGGAGGTGATATACAACCGGACTATTTATTGAAAGAGCTCAAGGTGGCTGATTTTATGGCCTGGGCTATGGCTTATCAAAGATACGCTATAGAAAACGAAAGAGATTTGAAATCAATAGCAAATAAAGGTACATCGGGTGAAATTGTGCAAGAATCTGGCTTTGCTAAAATGGTTGACCGTGAACCCCTGGAATCAAATCTCATTAGTTTGTCAGAAGATTTCGAGGCCTGGTATCAAAAAGTAACCGCAATGCGAGCTAAATTGATGAATGTAGAGGATGATAGTTCTATTGAGTTCGACAAAGACTATGACCTGAGGTCGACAAAACAAAAATACGAAGAGTTGAAGATAGCAATCGAAAATGATGTTAGGGCGGTTTCTCCTACCCTTTTCCGTGAGCACTACAAGAATATCGCACCTGGTGAGGTTAGAGATCCTGATATTCTTAGCACTATTAACAATGAGATTGATGAATATAATCCTGATCTTATCAACGATGAAATAGCCAAAGAAATAGAAGAACAACAAAAAGAAAGCGAAAAAGAAAAAGAATAGTTGACTTTTTAAAGAAAATACACTATGTTATATAGTATGAGCCCGATATACCAAAAAACAAAAATCTTTCCCTTGGTTAAAAGTGCAACAATTAGTTGCAGTTGGCTGGATGTGCCTTCACTATGTGTCGGGCTCACACATCCAGCTTTTTTTTATTTGGAAAATTATGACTATTAAAGAGTTATATCAGTTGTTAATATTGCTTCCTGAAGAAATGGAAGTGGTGATACAGAAAGACGGCAATAAACTTTCTCCTTTGGTTGGTGGTGATACTTGCGAGGTAAGCGTCCAAGGCCAACAGTATGGTGGTATCCCAACATTTCCAATAGAAAGAGTTTTCGTCTTGTATCCAACAAATTGATAAAACATTAGAAACGGGTAGAAATTAACATGAAAATATTATTTAACGCCTTAGGTTGTGGTTTGGGCAATAATGGCGGCACACACACTATTGTTAGTAGTATTAATTGTTTAAATAAATTAAAGCATAACGCATCTTTAGCAGCCGTAAAAAACAACTACGATTGGGGTTGCGTTTCCAATTTTATTGGTGAGATGCGAGATACTGTTTATAGCGATGTTGTTGTCAATGTATCTGTGTGGGATGTCGACTATACCCTGCTTATGTCGTGTGATAAAAAGGTGTGGTGGATGCGTGGTTGGGAAAAATGGGTAAAAGGAGAGCAGTATTTAATAGGCCAGATTAAAAAATTTGTGGGTGCAGGTGGTAAAATAATTGTTAATTCTTCGTGGTTGATACAGCAGTTAAAAGAAAAGTGTGGTGTGGATTCACAACTGTGCTATTCTGGTTTAGATTTGGATTTCTGGAAGCCTTCAGTAATACATACTGATAAGCATACTATAGGTGCTCTCTGGCATCCTAAGCATAAGACAAAAAATTATTCGATGTTTAGCACACTGAAAGCAATATACAATGAAAGAACGGATATGGTATTTCAAACTGTCCGTGGGAATTTAACACAAGAACAAATGAGGATATTTTATGGAAACTGTAATGCTTGGCTTTCGTTGTCTGAGTTGGAAGGCTTTCACCAATGCCCTGCTGAAGCCGCATTGTGTGGGTGTGATATTATCTATAATGATGTTGATTCCGGTGGCACGCGCGATTACTGCACACCTGAGACAGCGACACCGTTTAAATCTTTTAGCGAACTCGTATTATCCCTGGAAAACCAAATATCCAGTCAAACGAAACGAGACAAAATGCAGGAAGTTTTGGTAAATAAAATTGGCAGTCGTGAAAGTAATATGAAAAAATTTGTGGAGATGCTATAATTATGGCAAAGATAACATACGAAAAATGTGAATATTGTAATCGTAGGCATTGTGACGGTAAAGAGTTTTTGGTAAAAGGTGAATATGAATATTACGAAAAAATTATAGTAGAAAAAATAGTATGCAGTAATTTGGTGTATAGTAGTGCCGACAAAGACTTGGAACTAAAACAAGATGAAATGCGTGATAAACTTAAAACAAACCTTCGCAATAACAAAGCATCGTTGGAAGATCTGCAAAAAATTGTTTGCGAAGGTTTGTTTTCAAAAAAAATTACAGAAGATGATATAAAAAAATATGCGGCCAAACAACACAATTTGGTGAAAAGCAGTGCTAAAGCACAAAAAGAACTAGAAAAAATAAAGAAAAAAACCATCCCAAAAAAATATTATCATAATATCGTGTGTGGTCATGGTGCTAATTTTGATATAGAAGCGATTCCTGTAAAGCAATGTGACCCAAAAGAAATATCAATAATAAAAGCAGCACAAAAGATGAAAGAAGAAATATTAGATGGTGATGATTTGTCTCCTGAGATAGGAAATTAATGAAATATCCTAAATTAATAATTTTATACGGTAGATTCCAAACTACAACAAACTGGAAACAACAGCGCATGATAGACGGTGGCGCAACGTGCATGTATCGTGAGATGGCGCAAACGTTTGGTGAAATAATTTATCTTGCCCCACAGAAAATAAGCAAGAAATGGGAAAAGTGCTTTATATCAAAGAAAACATTAATTGATTATTTAAAAAGTTTTCCCGATGCAGTAATTTGGAGTGTAAAACATGATTTGAATAAAGATAGCGTGTTAAACTTAATTCCAAATAAAAAAGTGTATTATTCGTGTTGTTCATATGATATGTATAATTCAAAATGCGATATATCGTTGGTCGATTTACCAAGCAGGATAAAAAACAACGGAAAACTTTGGGTAAAAGGCAAAAACCCTACATATTGGAAGCCAAGTAATAATAAAATATATGACCTCTTAATAATGGGTTCTCGCGGAGACAAAAATGAGTTGTTTTTCCTAAAAAACATGCAACAAACTGACAAGGAGTATAGTATACTGTGGATTGGTGGTGATAAGTTCCGTGATAAACAGATAAATAAAAAGCATCAAGTATGCTATACTCCTTTCTTTTCTATGGAAGATGTAAGAAAACATATCCCTTTGGCTAAAATGGGTGTAATTCTTTCAGAACATCCAGCGGAAGGATTTCCACAAAGCTTTCTTGAAATGACCATGTGCGGGGTGCCAGTTGTGTATTTGTTCAAAGGTAGCCCAAATCGTGTGTATAGTGGTAACTTTACCGGAATTGTTGATAAGCATATTGTTTCCGCAGTTGTTGAGGATAAGCTATCTACTTGGACTATGGAGAGGTCGGAAAGTGTGAGAGAGTACGCTAAAAATAATTATAGTTTAGAAAAATCTTATGAATCAATATTGTTTGGATTAGAATGAATGTAACAATAAAAGGTTTTAATACTCCACCGTATAGAGTGATAGGTGAATTCGAATCAGTTAGAATCGACCAAGGCAGCATAGATGATTGTTGTGTGATAGAATACGTAAACGGTGAGTATGTTATATATATTAGCAATCAAAAAATTCCTATAAGGATTGTGCGTTGAAGCATTTAGTAATAACAATGGCAGACGAAATGTACTTCCCCAATGGGAAGCTTTTCCTTGAGACAAGAAAAAGGGTTCATGCTGACTTTTTATTATACACCCCAGATGAAACAGGGTTGTGTGAGTATAGTAGGCGAGTTTGCGCACATCACGAAATAGATGTGAGGCCTGTAGACCAGAACCAGTGGAACACGATGAATCAAAGTTTAAAATTCTATTACATGGCGTGGAATTATAGGGAATATGATTATGTTACAATGTGTGATTTTGACACTTTCTTTATAAGCGATTGGTCGAAGGTTGTGTTTGGTAATGATTTTGTGTTTGGCGTTACAACAACTGAGGGTTACCCACAACACAACTACCTTAGGTCTAAAGTTAACGGTGGTGTAATTTTCTTAAAGAATCATCAAGACACAAAAAGCATGCTTGGGATAGCGCACAAGTGTATTAAAGACGGTGGACATATAGACCTTCCTCAGTATGACCAAATATGGAAGACCTTGGAAGATCCGAAGCGGCGAGATGGGAAACGGCACTATCGAACAAATCATGCGTGGTGGTGTGATCAGGTTTTTTTATCTGCTCTTGTAATACATGGGGGGTACAATGTTAGGGCTTTCCCATGCAAAAGATTCAATGCTTTGGATAGTCGCCCGGATACTTCTGATATTCCTGGCGTGTATATAAAACATCTCAAATCAGCTAATAGAATAGTGAAAAAAGGAACAATTAGTGGATAAGAAGCTGTGGAAAATTACGTACAGCAATAAAACGCAGTATTTTGTGCTGGCAAAAGAAAAAGAAATTGCAGTGGCTTTAATAGAAAAACATTACCAAGAAACAGAATCCACAATAGACCAGGAAGAGTGTATGGATTCTGTGAAATTGGTTGGCGAATTGTTGAGTGCTGAAGATAAAAGTATTGTTTACTCAGATATCTTTTTAGGGGTGGGATTAGTGGCTGAATATACGGAAAAGTGGAATAAGTACAAAATAGGTAATATCCCTTGGATAAACGCTAATAGAAATCATTTGGCACGCCAATTGTTTATTAATTACGTGAAGGACAATTGTGGGGCAATAAGATCGGTATTGGAAATAGGCGCTGGAGAGTGTATAGAGGCGTGTGCGTTGATGGATGTTGTTGATTATACTGTTATGGATACATCAGATTTGTTTTTGTCTCATGCTAAGCAATTAGGGCTAAAAACTAGAAAATGTGATATGGTGAATTGTGATGAAAAATATTTTGAGTATGATCTTATATATATGTGTGGGGTTATAGAGCATACACCTGATATAACAAGAACAATAAGTGGCATAAATAATATTGGAAAAAAATATTATATCACCATGTTTCGTTGGGGGTATAATGATAACTTATCTACGTGGTTCGAGCCAAAAAAAAAATATTATACATCAACGTTTGATATTGAAAAAATCTTTAATTTGTTTGGTGATGCGGAAGAAAAAATTATTGTACTCAAAGATGGTGGTGTAGAACAATACGAATGTTATGAAAAAAATATAGATAAAACAATGAAAGAACATAGAAACGGAAATTGGCTTTCTTTTTATGGAAACTGCTATTAAAGCATTAAAAACATTATTATAAGAAAGGTACGGTACGATATGATAGATCAGAGTTTCACTCCAAAAACAATTGATGTTGTTGAAGTTAGTATTGTCGGCAGAGAAGGAAGTACAATACAACAAAATATTTCACAAGCACTAATGGTAGGAGTTGCCGAAAACGTCACGGTGAATTTGACAATGGAGGAAAAGGTTTTAAGATTTAGACCAATTGATATTATTAATTATATAGAAAAGTTTTGTCAAGTCGGCCAGGATAATAAAAAAGATGCAGATTGATATCACAACAACCGCAATGCCTAGACCTGACATATTGGATAGGTGCTACTCTTCATTTCAAAAGTATCTTATTGGGGTAGATTTTACGGAATGTGATTGTTATATCAACATAGATCCATTACCGGCTAGTAATGAAAGACAGTGCAAGTATATTAACCAAATGATTAGCGCCACTATCGAAACCGCAAAAAAACATTTTGGAAATGTCATTGTCAGAGCCCCAAAAACACCAAATTATGCAGCGGCCTACAAATGGTTATGGAGTAAGGCACAGTCAGATATAATTCTTAACATTGAGGATGATTGGGAATTACTAAGGCCGATTAGTGTGAATCATTTGATTAAGAAGTTTACTGCGATAAAAACATTATACCAAATAGTTTTTCGTGCGTATAGTTATGTTTATCCTACTTGTTGCACAAGTCCATCATTGCTACACAGAAGATGGTATAAGCCAGTATCAAACGGAATGAACAAAATAGAAAACCCAGAATCACAGATACATAAAAACAATAATAATAAATTTAGTGTGTTCGTTCCGAATCGCAAAACTTGTGATAGTAAGAAACACCCTGGGAAAAAAAGAGAGATAGAAAAGTATATTATTCCTTACCCAAAAAACAATTTTGATAGAAGCTGTATTATTGTGAAGGATATAGGGAAAAAATGGATAGAAAACAGTCCATATATTAGCCCGGTAGACCTAATACGGCGAGAGAAGGAAATGTATCGGAAGCATAAACATAAGATGGATAGAGATCAAAAGATATATGCCAAGAAGTGCATAGAAAGCCTAAAAAAGTCTAATTTCTTATCGTGGGTGATAAGGCCAGACGTAAACCCTCTAAAGTGGCTAATGGAGTATAAATGCAAATAACGATACACACATATATAGGCCACAACTCAGCGGCCTATGCTGAGAATCTTAAAAAACATTGTGACAGGCTTAAGAGTGGGCAACATGAAATCTTTTACGAATGTTACCGGACAATAAATCACACTCAGTACAAGAAAACCGAGCGCATCCCCATTGGATGGGAGCATATGGCAGATGTTAATGCCCATGAAGTTTCTAGTAGTTATAGCCACGCAAAGTGTATCCACAGATCCATTGAAGAAATTGAGCATAGCACAGGATGTCATATTATAATGGATGCAGATACGTGTATTACATATAAGCATTGGGATGTGGAAGTACTAGAAATGTTGAAGCAATATGATATCTTTGGGTGGGAAAATAAAAGAGGTGTTCCCTCGGTAATGTTTTTTGCTTTTCATCCTGTTATACTAGACAAAATGAAATTAGATTTTACTCCTATGCTAAAAAACGGAAAAGAAATGTGTGCGAAAGATAGAATATGCACTCCGGAAGAAGCAGATGTGTACAAAATAGAACTTGGAGAATATATAAAATGCGATACTGGCTGGAGGATCCCGAAGCTACTACGAGATGCTGATTTACATTATTGTTGTTTAAAAAGGGTTCTTGGAGTTGACAAAGAATCAATATTGCCGTTTAAAGATAGGAGGCAGAAAGAATTCTGTTTCAAGGGTGATAAGAACGAACACATGTGCGAATGGCATTTGAACTGGAAATTGTTTGGTACACACATGCAAGCTTCACGGAGTTTTGCCTTTAACTCTAACCGTGGCAAAGTGTGGAAAAGTAGGATAGATATGTACATGCAAAAGGAGCATGGTTTCACAATATAATGGATAGAATTTACAAACTTTTTACTGGCGATTATGTTGATTTGGGTAATATTATTAGTATTGGTAAGATGCAAATCCTAAACAAAAGCGGCCAGTGGAATGTAGATATGAAATTGTATTTAAAAATTTTTATAAAAATGCAATTGTGTAATAGTGATCTAATTATACAAGAGGATATCAACGAAGAATATGCCCATTACGAACATTGGATAGATGAGGATGGTTACGATAATACCGAAATGCCGAAAATTACCAATGTGGGAAAGAAGTATTATGAAGAAAAATATAATGAATTTATAAACGCATGGGAAAGGTATGTTAATGATGAAATACAGTAAAACAGCACACATACCAATAATAGAAGAAATCGCAAAGGGAATTAAGGCAGCGGGTAATAATCAAAGATACCTTGAGTTGGGAATAGCAAAAGCCAGGTGTTTCAATCGTATAGCACCATATTTTGAAAAGTCTTATGCGGTTGATGTAAATTTTGAGGCATTGCTAAATGTAAGTGTAAAAACATTGTGTGTTATGAAGTGTGTTAATACTGATGTTTTTTTTGAGCAACCCAGGAATATTAAGTTTAACCTTATATTTATCGATGCGAATCATGCTATCAAAAACGTTGTAGCGGACACTTGTCACGCGTTAAGTGTAATTGCTGATGAGGGTATAATAATACTACACGACACTTATGCACCTGATGAGGAATCGGCACCACATTGTAAAGATGCGTGGAGAATACAGGAATACCTAAAGAGTGATGACAGTCTACAATATATAAATTTACCTTTTTACTACGGATTAACTATTGTTAAAAAACACGTTAAAAGAAAATGGTGGATTGAGTAAGTGGAAAACGAAGATAAAGTAAAAGAACTTCAAGAAGAAGTTGAAGATCTAAAGATTGATATCACGGCGCAAAAGGAGTTCACGCGGTTGTACGCAGCCGTGAATAAGACTGAAAACAGAGCTGTTTTAAATTGTGCCAAGATACAGATACTAGAGGACGAAATAAAAGGGGTTAAGGTTGATATCACCGATATAAAGACAGGTATGAAGGAAGCGACAACGGATAGGATGGAGATAAAAAAAACTATGATGGCAACCGATACCAAAGTAAGCACGGTACTACTTACAATGGAAAACTTTATAGTAAAGTATAAGAATGATCTTTGGAAATTTTTAGTAGGAATATTTATTATGCTGTTCACTTTTTTTGGTGGAATATGGGTAACACAAGACAGAAGTATTAAGACATTTAAGGATGATATTATTAAGCTTCTTATAGAGGACAAGGTAGGGGGAAATATAAAAGAAAGGAAAAAAGTGTATGAATATGAGAAAAAATAGGCGAGGAATATATAAATGGACTGTTATTGCCATGGCTTTGGCAACGATTCTTATATGGGTAATTAGAGGGTGCTAATGGACAAAAAAGCTTTTGTATTAACAATGATAATAGGTACTGTGGTTGGATGGGAATGGAATTTTTTTCATTACAAAAATGGCGTTGTTCATGCCTGGGATTTTGGTACTGGTGAGACTTTTGGTATATTGATCTGTGGTATTCCTGCCGTTGATTGGGCGTTTTATGCTGTTACAGGATTTTTCTTCCTTACTATGATTGTAATTGATCCACTAAAAAAACCATATGAGAAAGTCTTTGGGTTAGATGATTGTAGTTATTGTAGCCATCACACTATTAAGGTAACGAACTTTTTTGTTTTGGGCATAGCAATAATTGTTGGTATAGTTTTCTTCGGTTGGTCTGGCACGTTTAGCTCTATACTTTTTGGTATCCCTTCTTTTTTGGCATTACTCTATATTGATGGCGATTTAAATGTCCCACATTTTATTCGTACTGGGATTATTGTAGTTCCAACTAATGTAATTTGGGAAATTTTTGCTACCCCCATTACTAAGCAGTGGTGGTATAACCCTGAATCAGGTTTGTTTTCAGATCATTGGTGGTGGTGGGGTATACCGTTTGAGATGACACCAATGTTAGGTTTTTTTGCGTGGTATTTTATATTTACTACTTATAGTTATTTGAGAAAGGCTTTCCCTGATGGAAAATAAAAAACCCAATCTATTGTATACAAATAAAATGCGTACTGTATGTGAGGTGATAAGGGAAACGAATGATATTATTTGTGACGAACGGATCAAAAAGGGCATTAGAAAGCAGTTGAAAGATAAAATAACAGAAATTCATAAGATGGTTAAAAGAATGGATAAAAAACTGATAGAATATAAAGAAAATTATAGTCAGAAATGGTATGAAGAAAATAATGGCTATGAAAATAGCTATTCCAAAAGACAACACAGGAAAAGAGTAAAAAAGAGCAAGCATGAGTCTTAAAACAGTATACACAGTGATAGCCGGGAAAGGCTACAAGCTAAGAGAACCTGAAAAGGTTTGCCATGGGTGGCAATATGTATGCTATACAGACCAGTCTTTTAAGTCGGATGTATGGGAGACCAGAGCTCTACAACAAACCCAGGATAGTAGCAGAAGACGATCCAGGGTTTCCAAGATCGCAGTTGTATTTAACGGTGTTTCTATATATATGGATGCTAAATTTCGGCCTGTTAATAATTTGGATTATTATGTGGAAAAATATCTTGATGGGTATGATATGGCAATTATGTCTCACCCTAAAAGGAATTGTTTATATAAAGAGTCAACCTTCCTTACAAGGACAAACATAGAAAAATGGGAGAATATACAGCTACAGTTGAGCCGATACATTAATCAAGGGTTTCCGAAGGAGTACGGTTTGTGGGCACCTGGTATAATGATTCGAAGGGATAATGAAACGGTTAGAGATTTTTGTGGATTATGGTGGAATGAGTATATTAGTGGAACCGAAAGAGATATGATCAGTTTAGCCTATACAATATGGAAAACTCGCCATTCAAAAATAAAAATAAATGTAATGCCATTTAGAAAAACATACAAGAGGTTTCGAATATGAGAATCCTTGATATAACAACAGCACTAATAAAATTTATATTAGATAAACCAGCAGAGGTTTGTCTGAAGTGTAAAAATTTATATATTGATAAAGACACTAAGTCTATTCATTATAGTTCTAAATATTGCTGCAAGATACATAAAATCCGTGATGAGTATTATTATATTAAAGGAATTGTGTCTTATTGGGATTGTAGTGTTATAAGAGGTAGAAATATAATATTGAATCAATATTGTAGAAATTATAAACAGTGAAAAAATGTAAAATATAGTAGGAGTAATGATGGTTAATATAACGAAGTGTGACAACTGTGATGGCGTTGGTATTATGGCATGGGCAATATATGATGATAATGATAAAGATGATAATGGTGAGTACAAAAGCCCTCAGTTGTTGAAAATAAAAAAAACAGAAATGGAAATAGAAAAAGCAACAAAAGCACCTCATGACGGTAAAGAAATTAGAGGATGTGATAATAAAGGGGTTGAATGTAATTTGCGATATCATTTTTGCTATAACTGCAACGGCAGCGGCGAACAACCTATTAGTGATAATATGCGGTATACTATATTAGTAAATTTATACAATAGGTTAGGAAGTATTGAAAAGTTATTAAGCGATAAACCAAGATGAATTTTGCAAAATATATAAAAACATTAAAATTAAAAACTGTAGGCATGGTAGAGGTGCCAATAGAAACTATAAGTTGTCAGTACAACCCTGATAGATACAAGTTTTGGCGTGAAGCTTGCGGAGAGTCTTTAGATATAAAAAACGGGCCTTTCTGGGAATATCTCATGTACAAAAAACTTGACAAATATAATAGGTTGTTTAAGCTATACGGCAGATCTGAGGTGTGGGTCACAAACAATATTCTCAAGTTTCAGAAAATGTATAATGATATCTCTGTTAATGGATTTGATGAAAAAAAAGGCTTTCCTATAATTCTTGGATCACCTGTGATAAATAATAAGTATAGTAAGGGCCACGAAATTTTTGAAGGGCACCGAAGATTATCGATATGTCTATATCTGGGAATCAAGCAAAGGGTAAAATTATGCAAAATTATCTCATAATATGCGCAGGTTCAACGATAATGGAATATAGAAAACGAATCCAGAGTTATATTAACCGTATTCACCCTATAGTAATTGGAATAAACAATGTAGCACACTTGTTTAAACTTGACTATCATATGTGGACAAATTACCGAAGATTTAGAAGCTTTTATTCCGGTGATAGCACAAAATTGATATTTAGTAATAGCCTCTATGAGAAAATTCTAGAAAAAAAGTTGTATGGGTTTGGGAGCACATACGCAGCAGATGATATTATACTTATTCATGATGAAATCGAAAGATGGAGAACGGCAGGTATTAGGGCTATACAATACGCCAACGATAACAATCATGGCACAATAGATGTTGTTGGAATGGATGGGTATAGCCTAAAGTATAACGGTAATCAACATTGTTACGGAGTCGGAAGTACCGATACTGATAATAAGGAATATTGTAAAACAAAAGACAAAGTTATGTGTGCTAATATGCTTAGGATGAAAAAAGAGGGTGTTAAATTCAGGATACTAACACCAACCGTTTTTAAAAAATTCTATTGTGATAATATTTTATGAAGATATTAGATTGTACACTTAGAGACGGTGGGTACTGCAACAATTGGGTTTGGAATTATAATGTTCCGGCACAGGTTGTCGATGCCTTATATCCTCATGTAGACATCATAGAAATAGGATATCGTAGGCCGAAAAAGAATGGATATGAATATTGTGGTGATGAATTTATTAGAAATATTTTTGAAGAAAGACACTTTAATAAAATCGCAATTATGATTGATATCAAAGATTATATGTGTGGTGACATGTTTAGTCAGGAACAATTAGATATACATTTTGATGAAAAAAAAGTATCTCCTATAGAATATGTAAGGGTGGCGTGCACAATAAATAACCTAAACGCGGCGATTAAAGCAACATTGGTATTGAAACAAAAAGGGTATAAAACAACAATAAACATAATGAAAGCCACACTTTTAACAACCAAACAGTGGCAGGACATATACAATATGATGTTTGATGAAATATTTAATCATTTATCATATCTATACTTCGCTGATTCGTTTGGTAGTGTCTTCGGCAACAAACTAGTAGCGCCGGAAATAATGGTAAGCTATCGGCCTGTTGAGGTTGGTATTCACCCACACAATAATACAGGTATGGCTTTTTCTTATTGGAAAGAAGCTGATGCAGATATTATAGATTCGTCAATAGCAGGTCTTGGGCGTGGCGCTGGAAATCTTGATACAATCCAAGTCTTAATGGATAGGGATGGTACGCTTGATCGCAAGTTATACGAATGCTTAAAAGATATAGAAAAAATTAAAAAGAAAGCACAGTGCGGTTATTGCTACGAGTATCATTATTGTGCGAAAAACAACATTCACCCGAATTATGCGGTATACCTTAAGGGGTTGCGTAAGTATGGGCGATTTGATATAATAAAAATACTTGGGGAAATTGATAACTACAAAAAGATCTCTTTTGATAAGAGATATATGGAGAATATAATAAATGAGTAATGTGTCAATAATTATTCCTGCAAGATGGGGAAGTAGCAGATTCCCTGGAAAACCATTAGCTAAAATAAACGGTAAAGAAATGATTTTGCACGTAGCTGATGGATGTGCACCAGCTTTTGGAAAAGATGTTGTGTATGTAGTTACAGATGATGATAGGATATCTAATTGTGTTACTAAGTCAGGTTTTAAGGTAATCATGACAAGAAAAGATCAAGTGTTTCATACTGGGATGGACAGGGTTGCATATGCTGCTAAGTTTCTTGATAGTGAATATATCATTAATGTTCAGGGAGATGAGCCTCTTGTCGATTTCAGAGATTTGCAAAGAATGTACGGAAAACGTAAGCCTGTTTTAAATTGCTATCAACGCATTTTAACCAAAGACCAAATAAACAACAGAAATACAATAAAAATAATAACTAAAAAAGCAAATGAGTTATTGTATGCCTCGCGTGAAATGGTACCATCAAAGGGGGCTGATTACAAAAAACAAGTGTGTCTCTATATGTTTAAAAAAGACAACTTGCTTGAATTGTATGGTGAGGGGAAAAAAGTTGGAACTCTAGAATTTGGTGAAGATGTTGAAATTTTAAGGATACTAGATTATTGTGACGATGTATATATGATGAAAGTGGATGGGAAATATCAATCCGTTGATGTACCAGAGGATATTGTGAAAGTGGAAAGGTTATTGAATGGAGAAAAGTAATATAGACTTGTGTATTGTAGCAACGTTAAGACCAGAAATATTAAAACGGACTATTGTAAGCTTTTTTAAACATATTACTTATGTTGGTGGTATAAACTTATGCATTAACATAGATTGTGTGCCAAAATACAAAGACCACGGTAAAAGAGAACAATGTATCAATGATATTGGTGTTATTTGTGGTATGGCTGCGCAAATATTTAAAAAAAACTGTAAGTCTTTCATAGTCACAGATGGTTTTAATTTTTCAGCTGCGGTAAAGAGGTTGTGGGTAAATACAAAATCGGACTATGTATTTCATCTTGAGGATGATTGGGAATTTATAAAGGATATTGATCTTAATGAATGTATAGAAAGAATGAACAACGAAGATTTTGACTATATGAGGTTCCCAAAGAAAAACGCACCTCATCTAAATAGATTATGGAAAGTTGCCTTGCAACCTTCATTATGGCGTGGTAATGTAGTACGTGAACTCGCTGAACACATGAAGACAGACAAAGATCCGGAAAAACAATTAAGAATAGGGCAAGGTAATAAAAAGTTGGATAAAATATTAACCAGAATACAAAAAAAGGGACTCAAGGATTATTGTTCAGAATGGTGTTGCCAGGATATTGGTAGGGAGTGGAGAGAAGAACAAGGTCTTATCAAGTGGAATGCTGTTGAACCTGAGAAGGTATCAAAAAACAATCAGAATGCAAAAAATATTACTTGGTGGGAAAAATGACCAAATGGCTGTTTTTTAGGGGGCGATGGGATGATGATGTTTTAAACCCACAAAAAAACAATGCAGATATGTGGATGAATTTATTTCATGAAATCTGCAAAGACAAAAATAGTATGTGTGATATTGCGTTCTATGGCAAAGAAATAAAACATCCCATAACAGTAAACTTAGGTGAAAACGAAGGACATCCCCCATTAATTCATTCAAAAAAAAATATTTCAAAACTACATTGTTTTCCTAATCTTAATTACATATTTGTTCGTGGGGGGTTCGTGGAATACCTGCCGTTGTTAAAAAACTGTAATAAGTATTATCCTAATATATATCTAATAAGATACGGGGCAGGAAAGCGGTATATGCCAGAGCCTAATATAAAATATAATCTAATTTTGGTAGACTCAGAATATCAACAAAAAGAAGTTTTGTCAAAATATCCAAAAGCAAATGTGAAATTGTTCATAAAACCAGCAGCAAGACACTTTATGCCAATCCCGTGTGAAAAAGAATATGATGTGTGTTTCATAGCAAAAGACCCACAAGCACATTTTAAGGGTGTGCAGTGGGTGTATGATACGGTACCGAGGGACATTAACGTCCTTCATCTTGGAAGTGATGGAAGGCATAACCCACCAAGTAATGTTACTTGTAAGCTTGTGGATAGGATTGATATGCCTACATGGATATCAAAATGCAAGATTGGTATTGTTCCGTATTTCAACAAAATCGATAGCTGCCCTAGAATAATTCCTGAGATGACAGCGTGTGGATTGCCATTGGTTGTCTCAGATATAGTTAATCTTTGGTTTGAGAAATATCGCGTAACAAGAAGTAACGATATGGAATTTTGGGAAAAGGTAAAGTTAGTAAATGGGAAAATTTACGATACGGAAAGTTTGGTGGATGGTACATGGTCATTATTTATAAATAATTATTACCAGAAAAATTTATCAGTACCGGTAGCTGCTGAACATCTTAGAAAATTAATGGGGATAGAATGAAAGAACTAAGAGCAGGATTTTTTGCTGGAGAATTTGGGTGGGAACTTATGCGATGGCAAGCAAATATAGGGTATATCGCGAATGATTATGATAAAGTAATCATAGGATGTGAGATGTCACATAGGTTTTTGTATAAAGATTTTGCTACTGAATTTGTGGATTTTCCGCTTGAAATTAAGTCAAGAAACATGTGGTACACAAACGGACGTGTATACCCAATGAGTAATGATAATTGTATAATTCCTTCCAGAAAAATATGTTTATCTGAATATCAGAAATTCATAAAATATGGCAACCGCAAAAAAGAATTGGGTTACGATATATTAATCCACGCGCGATATTCTAAAAATATGAATACGGGATATCGTAATTGGTGTCGAGAAAATTGGGTGTCTTTAGTTGAGTTATTAAAAAATTATAATATGGCAAGCATAGGCACAAGAGAAGACGCTCTTTGGATACCTGGAACGATAGATAATAGAGACGTGCAACTATCTAAGTTAGCAGATACAATGGCTTCAAGTAAGATGATTATTGGCCCTTCTTCTGGCCCAATGCATCTTGCCTCTCTGTGTGGTCTAAAGCATATAGTATGGAGTGATAAAAAAACGGTAGGTATTATGAATAACGAAAAACGTTATAAGGATATTTGGAATCCTTTTGGAACGGAGTGTAAGTTTATACCGACTTGGCAGCCAGGAATTAGCCAAGTTGAAAGGGAAGTTATAAAATGGCTATAGTGCAAGAAATTGATAATATCATATCTCAATGTGATAAAAAGCCAAATAAGTTAAAACTTGGTTTAAATAAATACATTGAATTTAAAAATGGCTTATCAAAGATAGAATATAAAAAGTATGTTTTCAGGTATACAGAGAGTTATTCAGAAATAGAGATATTCATAGATTATATCGATAAGGAAAAAGTTGAGGTAACATAGTGTCAATCCCAATTTTCATAACAACTAGTGATCCAGAGTTAAAACAGTTTAACGATAAGCGGTATTTGTATTTTGTTAAATCTATTAATAGCCTTGAAAAAACGAACGCGGATCTTACAGATCTGCATATTTTTGATGATCATTCAATACATGTGCCAAAATTACAATTCTTACTGAGCAAATCATGGCAGTACCATATAAAATACCGGCATGAAAATCTTGGCCCAACGTTGAACACAATATACGCGATTGATTACATGTGTAATGAATATTCTCACTCTAAATATATTGTGTTTTTACAAGATGATGTTATTTTCTCAAAAAACTGGCTGGAAAAAGGAATAAAGATATTTGAAAACATTGATAGTGATATTGAGAAGATGGAAGGGCCGTATTTTGGGAATGTGATATGCTCAACTATTCAAAGAATTGGCATTCTGTGCCTCTATAACCGAATTGGTGCTTCAAACGAAAAATATTACCTTATGCCTACGGGCCATCCTGGAGGTGTTGCCTGGATAATCAAAACTGAATTCTGGAGACGGTATGTAGAAAGATATAGCATAAATGACCAAATGGACACCATGGTTCCAAAGAACGAGAGAACGGAAAAAAGAGTACGTAACCTGGTAGACTATAAAATATGTGAGAGATCTCATATGATAGGTTGGGATGTTGGGAAGACCGGACAGAGTTTAGTGCAGCACATAGGTGATCAGAGCAGTCTAGGAAAGCGTGACATGACACAGCATAGAAGTAAGAACTTTATTGGAGAAAACTAACCAATAAGGTTATATTAATAATATAAACTAAACATAGGAGGACTTATGTTCAAACAATTATTTGCGGTATTACCATTAGTTTTAGCGGCCATGAACACTGAAAGTGCTAAAAAAGCAATTGACGCAATGCTGGATGTACTAGAGGATCAAATCAAAAAATCTGACACAAAGTGGGATGATATTGTTATTGGCAATGCAATTAAGGTTTGCAGAAAAGTTGCTAATATTCCGGATGATGATTAATATTATGAGTACAAAAGTGGGTAAATATTGGAGGAATGGGAATAGATGCCAATAGGAAAAGAATACCAGACAATAGAACTTCTACAAGAAGAACTATCTGACCTTTCAAACCTCGAAAAGAGTATGAAGGCCGTTGATGGTAGAAATCCTGTCCAAAAAGTAATAGATGCATATGCGGTAACACCATCCTTGTATACTGATCCAAAAAAACTAAAGGATATGATTACCGCTCTATCTGTTGCCCTAAAGGGGTATGTTAAAAGCGCGAATATCAAGGGTAGGCTATTGGCAACAAAATCATTAGAGAGATATTTATCTGACTCAGAAAAACGGGACATTACTCAACGGCAACTCAGATTGATTAGCCAGGCGAGCGAGAGACAGGCACAGAGAAGATTATCAGTATCGCTTATGGAGCTACAAAAAGAGCACGGTGTATTAAAAGCTGATATAGCGATATTTAAGGCGAGGCAAAAGATTGCGGGTTTCAGTGATAAAGAAGCGTTAAAGCAACTTATTATTGCCGGTAAAGATCGTAATGGCATAGTACAGGGATTTGCGAATAGAATAAAAACAATAAATGTTGCTGCAATGAGAAGAGAAAGGTCGGCTGCTAAAATAACGGAGTACAAAAAACAGGCAAAACCTAAAGAACAATGGCAATGGATTACTATATCAAGCAAACCTTGTCCAGATTGTGAGGCAAGAGCTGGAAAAGCTATGTTGTTAAGCCAGTGGGAAAGAATAGGATTGCCAGGATCAGGTAGGACTATTTGTGGTGCTTATTGCAAGTGTGATTTAATTCCATATTCGGTTGCAGAAGATCTCTTTCCTACTGTAAAAGTATTTGATTGGGATGAGAAAAAACAAGTACTCACAACAGCGTCAGAAGCGAGGCAGTTAAGAGCAAAATCACATCAACCTATACAAAAAACGAAGAAATGAAAGGAAGCTAAGCTTGAACGAAAAAAAAGAATTTGAAAAAGAACAAAGTAAACCAAAAATTACGCAAAAGGAACCCGAAGACAAAGTGTTGTTTCCAAAGGGAAAATTTAAAAAACCATTTGGAATAATGAACGATAGAGAGAAAAAAATAAAAAGAATATAATAATTGTTGACTTTTTACAGAAATATATATATTATAATAGTAATAGGTGAATATGGCAGCTTTAAAGGACAAGTTGGAAAAAGTTGAGTATATTAACAACAAAAACATTGATTTGGTCCACAGAAACTTTACAGGGAAAAGGACTGTACACTGGAAAGATGGTGAACCAATGGAAGAGGAAGAGAACAGGAAAAGTAAAATAAGATTAGACTAAATACATAATATATAAATCTGGTATCTAATAAAAAAGACCCAGTATCGTTTTTTCGCAAAGGATAGTGAAAAATCAATACTGGGTCTTTTTTTTGTATAGCTCAAAGGAACGAGCAAAACTATTATAAGGGAACTTAATAGAGGAGTTTTGATAAGATGTCGCTTGATAAAGCAATAAAAGATGCGTTGAAGGATGTGAAGGTCGGTGATAGTACTGCTATATCTATTGTTGAAGCAGCGTTTGATAAAGCAGAGGCAAAAGATAAGGTACAAAAGGCAAACGAGGAATTGACTGCTCAAAGGAAAGAGTGGGAAGTTAAAGAAAAAGAATACAAGAGTAAGAACGCTGAACTTGAAAGTAAAGTCCAAAAATTTGAGAAATCAGATAAGGAAAAAACGGAAAAGATTAGTGTCCTTGAAAAAGAAAAACTTACTCCAGAAGAAAGAGAAAAACTAAAAGCCTCAGAAGCATTAAAAGCCGATATGAATCAAATAATTGAAGAAGTAAAAGCCCTAAAAGAGGACAATGAGACACAAAAAAACAAAAGGATTGAAGCCGAAAAAGCATCGAGAGTTGCAATTTTAAATGAGAGAAAACAGGCGCAAAAAACAGCTATTTCAACAGAGTTGAGTAAGCACAAAATAATTGACGGTAAAAACGCACAAGCCATGCATGTATTGTTTGGTGACGGGTGGGCAAAGCTGGAAGTAAATGACGATGGCACAACTGAAGAAAAGTATTACACTAAGAACAGCGAAGGCGAATTAGTGACATCGACTTTAGCAAAGACTATTGCAAATTTTGCCGAAAACAACAAATTTTATGTAGCACCTAGCGGAAATATAGGAACTGGACAGAATCATAATAGATTTGAGCAGGGTTCTGGTGGTAAGTTTGAAACTTACAAAGACGAAAAGTCTTATATGGAAGCCGGGTGGGACGAATAAAACAAAACAGGAGCTTTACGTATGGCAGATATAAATTTAATTGATGTCGCTAAGAGCATGCCAAAAGGCAAAGAGCGTTCGGCAGTGTATACATACGCTGACGCAACACATGTAACTGCAAGAATGCCAATGGAAATGTCTGGGCCGGTAAAAAGTTGGAAAATTGTTAATGATCTCCCTTACACTACTACAGCAACAGCAACACGTAGTATATATGGTGAGTTCACAGCAACAAAGGCGTTAGAACAGCCTTTCAACAGTAATGAAAAATTGTATGGTGGCAGGGTGCAGTATGACCGATACTTAAAACGGATCAACCCAGCATCAACGGTTGCGTCACAACAGAAATCACAAGTGAAAGGCTTTGCACATCAGTTTACGAAAGATGTGTTTGAGGGCGCTGGAGGAGTAGGTATTTATGGTATACAATATATGATAGATAACATAGACATTTACAAATCTCAAATTAGATACGCAGGTGATGAAACTGGTAACGCGAGTACTGGTGGAACTTTAACCCAGAATGACCTTGATGTCGCACTATCAATACATAATAAAATACCTGGCTCGACATACATCTACTGTACGAGGACAGTAGACCTGAGGATAAAGGTCATGTCACGAGGTGCTGGAGGTGCAGCAGCTTTTGATTCACAGGCTCTAAGATACAATATGTCTGAGTTTGGAAAGTGGTCACATATGTATGATGACGTACCAGTTGTGCCTCTAGTTGATGGTAAGGGAGATGATCTACTTAGCACAACCTCAAGTATTTCAAATCTATACATAGTGACGTACGGAGAAGAAAACTTCACAGGATTCAACTCTAAAGGGCCGGAAGTTATTAACATGAATGGCGTTTCGGTTACTGAGGCGTTTGATTTTGAACATACTGTAGGTACTGCCGCAATGTCAAAAAGGTGTATTACAATGATAAAATATGTAGCAGAATCTTTATCATAAAGAAAGGGTGTAATAGTGAGTGAAAATGCGTTTACGATGGATGAACCGGCAATTAATTTAGAACACGAGGCAAGCCAAAAGCTGGGACAACCTGTTGTGCCAAAAAAGAAGGTTATAAAAACTACCGCAAAACCACAAAAGACGAAAATTGTAGAAAAGGCAATTGTGGAGAGTGTAGAGCCAAAATATGATAAGTTGTTGAGCCAGATTGAAGAATTAACCAATTACGTTAAGGTTTTATCAGAAGAGGTTAAAAATATAAATAAAAGGATAGGCCAAACACAAGGAATAACAACGGATGAATACTTTGGTGCGAATAATACTATAACTATTGGCGGGAAAACTCCATATGTAAACGAAGTCGAGGGTGACGCACTAGCTATTTTACAAGAGAGAAATAGAAAAATTGAAGACACTAATTTACGAAAAACGATAACACTATAAAGGAGATAAAATATGGCTTGGATACCATCTAATGATTTTAACACTCCGTGGGATGGGGTTGATGGAACAGCTTTACAGGCATCAACAACTATTACGTCTAGTACTAATAGTACAGGTGTGGAGGTTGGAAAGGGAATATTTGTAGTAAAAATAGCTGTAACTGCAATCCACCAGGAGAGTGGTTTTGACAATGTGATGTTTTGGATTGAATCTAACACAAAAGGCGCAACTACAACCTGGGAACAGTGTGCTTGTCTTGCAATAGGTGATGCTACCGGTGTTGGTGTAGCTCTTGGAACAACTGGTGTTGGGACCTATCCCGTTGCAGTGATAAACCCTAATGATAATCAAATACGTCTAAATGTTGATGTCCTTGGTTCAACTGATAGCGTAACATATAGTGCTACTATATATCCTATTAGGAGCATGGGAGCAGCCTAAATAAAAATATATATTAACATTTTTTTGGTAAACAATAAAAAGTCCCAACTTAACAAATTGGGACTTTTTTTTAGGAAAACAAAATGCCGATAATACCCGAAAGCCTTTTAGAAAATGAGTTGTACGACAGTGCCGAAAACACCAATAATTATTTAACTACAGCAGTAAATAGGGCGACTGGTTTTGTAAACACGTGGACATCTAATAAATACGACCCGTGGGACAACTACGATACCAGCAATAACACTGTCAGAGCACCTAGTGAAATAGTTTCATATACGATAAATATTGCTAAATTAGAGTTTGGTAGGATTAATGGCGTTGTTTCCCGCGACGAGGACGGAAATGATCTGTATGAGGAGTCTATAAAGAATTATCAAGATGAGTTAAGTACTATAAATGTAACTCCTCTATTTCAAACCCAAACAGTTTCTTTGGACGCAAATGGATGTATGGTAATAGGTAGTAGGACAACAACGTCTGGTATATGGACTAGAGTCTTACCCAAAAATGCCCATATAGAAAGTGCTGGCAGTAGTGTTTATGTTGTGGTTGATGATTTTTGGATTACTAAGGGTGGGGACTATGACAATGAATACCCTGATGCTTGGTATCTTCGGACAACTACCGGATCTAATGTTGAGGGTACGCTCAGCTACATGAGGACTTTTCGAAAAGACATGAGAGACTATTTGACTTACTAACATGGGTAGAAAAAACTATATAGAAAATAGTGCGACAGGAAGCACAATACAAAAAGATACCAGGGAATTAAATGTAGAGAGGGAAAGTAGAATATTTTACATTCAAAAAGAATCAAGAAAAAGCTTAGTATCTGAAGACAATAGGCAGAGTGTGGTAGAAGGCGAAAAAAGATCGTTAAAAATTGAATCAGAGTTAAGATCGTTTAAAGTAGAAGGCGAAAACAGAAGCTTATTCATAGAAAACGAAAACAGAGCATTAATAATAGAAGATGAGAAAAGAGAGTTATACATTGAACGGCATGAAAGAGGTTATGATAGTAGGGACTATCAAAAAATGATTGATATACCGTCAGATGGAGAATCGTGGGAGTTAATAGTTGATGAAAACAACACTGTAAATAAATACCATAGGATAATATAAAATGTCAAGATTTATTAAATCAAAACGAGCTGGTGAGGTGTTAGATTACGAATTTGATTGGTCAACGAATGGTTGGCTGGAATCATCGGAGGAAATCTCAACGAGCACATGGGTTGCTATAACAGGTATAACAGTCGAAACGTATTCTAACACAGCAACAACCGCAACGGTATGGGTAAGTGGTGGAACGTCTGGGGAAACATATAAGCTAACTAATACAATAGTAACGGATAATTCACCACAAAGAACAGGCATAAGAGAGCTTTTTATAAAGATATTATAATTATGGCAGATACATTTACAATAGAAATGGAAACGAAAGAGGTTGAAACCCTTATAGCACGGTTATTGAAGAAAGTAAATAACCCTGGTGAGCTAATGAGGACGTTAGAGCGATGGCTCCATGCACAGACCATGAAGATGTTTAGAGGGAGAAGGCCGGATAAAGCTGTTATAAGAGGTGTGAAATGGGACCCACTGAAACCATCGACCGTTAAGCAAAAGAAAGCCCTTGTAAAGCGTGGTAAAGCTATTGTGGCTGATAGGCCAATGGTAAGAACAGGAAAATTGAGAGATAGTTTAAAAGTACTGGAGAGAAGTAAAAAAGGTTTTGAGTACGGAACTAGGATAAATAACAAAGGGTTTTCGTATGGTGGTCATTGGAATGCAAGTAAATTCCCCTGGCTGTTTTTAAAAAAACAAGACTATGCTCAAATGGCAAAAGCTACAACTGATTATTTGAGCGGAATATTAAAAAACTATAAGCGTTATACCAGAGGATAGTATGGCTAAGACCGTAAGAGTCTTCGAAATTAGCACAACATCAATAAGCAACTTAAAAAAGAAAGAAATTGCTTGTGAGTCAGTTAATGATACTGACCTTGGATGGAAGATGTGGGGAGGTAAAAACGCAAGTAGTGAACAAACAAAATTTTTAGGAAAAGATAAACCACTAAGAGTTACCACCATAGAGGGAACAGAAAGCTTAACGCTTGCTACTGGTGCAAGCGTTACCGGTATTAGCACAGATGGCACTTTCGCTGATAGTAGCGATACTATACTTAAGACATCAGACGCTATAAAGACTTATATAGATACACAGGTGTCAGGGATAGTAACAGATCATGGAAACTTAACAGGCCTCAGTGACGATGATCATTCACAATACATATTAACAAGTGGTGCAAGAGAGCTAGCCGCGAATTGGGATGCTGGCGGTTTTGGTATTACTGCAACACATTTTACAGCAACAACCGGAAATATTGTATTGAATGCAGGATATGTTGATTCAAAAGCCTATTATTATATCAATGGCGCAAAAGCTATTCATACAGATGGAGTTAACAATATTGTTGTTGGGGCTGGTGCTGGAAATGACGGTGCCGGGGAGGGCGGAACATTTATAGGAGGTAATTCAGGGCGTGTTGTGACAGGTAATTATAATACTGGTATAGCTTTTAATACATTATACAATACAACCACTGGTTATGAAAATGTGGCTATTGCTTACCAGGCAATGTACGAGAATATAACTGGGTATAGAAATGTAGCTATTGGTAGATTTGCGATGTACGCACCAGAAGCAAACGTGTTTTGTATTGCTATTGGGTATAATGCTATGCGACAAGGCGCTGGGGGTGGCTCTTCCAATGTTGGCATTGGTGCTCAAAGTGGATTTAATATGACGACATGCCAACGTGTTATTGGTATTGGTGATGATTCTAACTATAGCGTTACCACATCACCAGATAATCTTTCTATTGGGTATAGATCTTGTTATAACTTACAGGCCGGAATTGGAAATAATATATCTATTGGTAACTACTCCATGTATTCATCGGTCGGATCATATTATAATATTAGTATTGGGTACGAAACCAACTATTTATTAGAAACAGGTGTCGCTAACGTTTCAATTGGGCAGCAATGTCAACGAAATAACATTTCTTCCAGCTACAATACAACATGCGGTGCATACTCGCTAAGGAAAAACCTTGCCGAATTAAATACAGCTCACGGCTATTCCGCAGGATACGAAAACACAACTGGAGTAAGAAATGTTTTCCTGGGGGTATATGCAGGAAGATACAACCAAACAGGTACAAGAAATGTTTTTATAGGTGCTTATGCGGGGGCAAATTCTGCTGTATATTCATCAACAGGAAACGTGTGCATTGGTTACACTGCTGGGTATAGTATAGGAAACAGCACATCATACAATGTTTTTTTGGGATTCAGTGCTGGATTCTATGAGACCGGCTCATCTAAACTGTTTATTGATAACCAGGTGCGGTCAAGTGAGGCAAATGGCAGGATTAGTGCATTGTTGTATGGTGAATTTAATTCAACAGTCTCAAGCCAATTATTAAGAATTAACGCAACGGTACAGCTATACCAAGATGATTTATATATGAAATGGGGAGCCGGTGCGGATTCTGGGATAAAAGACTCCGGTACGCATATGGTTTTTGATGCTGACTTGAACTCGGTAACGGGGAGAGATTTTTACTTTAATAATGGAAATATTGTATTGCAAGATGGTAAAAATTTTGTTTTGGGGACAACAACAGGAACAAAAATAGGGACATCAGCAACACAGAAAATTGGTTTTTACAATGCGACACCGATAGTACAGCAAGCACATATAGTAGATGCAGATGGTAGCCTTGCAGATATAACAAGTAAATTTAACACACTATTATCATATATAGAAAATTTAGGTTTAAGCGCAGCTTCTTAACACTGGAGGAAACAATATGAATGTAAGACAAGAATGGTTCATTAGTAAAATACAAGGGTTATCGTTCAACGAAATATCCGCTCATGCACAAAAAGTAATGTTAGAACAAATGTGGCAAGAAGAATTTAGAACTACAAAAGAAAATGCTCTTGATGTTGTGGATTTGTCGCAAAAATCAATAACGTATGCAAATATATTGTCATACTTTAACAATAACGTTGCAGATGGAATAACTTTTATTGACGGTGGTAGCGAATTAGATAATGTTGAGCGAGGAAGATTTGCCAGGAGAATTATGTCACAAGGGATTCAATTACTGTAAAAAGGAGATAAAATATTATGGCAGGATATCCACAAGGTAGTCAGGTAGCAGGGGAAGTAGAAGTTTATTCCACTGATGCCTATAGTGGTAGCGATACTGATGTTGATGCGACTGAACGGTACGGTGTAGATATAAATCTAACTGCAAACGTTCAGTTTGGAATGGATATAAAATTAGTTGAAATTGGTGGTGCTTCTGGAACTGATAATGTGCTAATGACTGTTTATTCCCGTAGAGATAACACATGGGATGGTGACGAACAGAAAATTGATGAAAAAGAGTATACTAATGACGGAAGTGAAGATATATTCAGATATGTCATTGACGCTCTCAAAACTGGTTTTGGACATTATCGAGTTTCGTTTCAGGCGACACCTGGAGGGACCAATACTTTTGACCTGGACGCACAGGGATATTATTCACGTTTTCATAATTCGGATACTTAAAATGATTGGGAAACCTGCAAATATCGGTTGTTATCTTAATAAAGAACATCCACATGCGGACGGGCTTGTTGCTTCGTATCTGTTCCACGAAAAAACAGGAAAGCTCGTTGCGAATTACTGCCGGAACGAAACTGATTCACTATATGCTGAATGGACTCCATACGGCGCGAAAGCGGATTCGAATGCAAAGTATGGTGTGATAGATAATACCGGAGAAAAATTAATCAACTCTGCAAAAGGTACGATTGTATGTGGAATGAGGTCGCAAAGTGCATTTGACGAGGGTGTTCTTAGGAAATATTTTGGAAATTCGACCTCTGGAGCCGGGTTGTTTAGAATTTATAAAAATACCGGTAACACATTAATATTCATGCTTGAGGACAGTGTTGGGGTGCACTGGATAAAAAATATCAGTTCTTCGTTTCCAAATTGGACAACAGGTAATCAGGTGAGTTTTCTGTGGAATCGGACACAAGTAATAAAAAGTATTTACAATATGGTAATTAGTGTAGATGGAGTACATGAAACACCAAATTCCCATTATTTAGCTACTGGTTGGAACGCTTTTACCGTTTATGACACAATGTACCAGTTTAATGATCAGGATTTAGACGCGCACTCAAACAGCGAGCTCAAGTATCAGTATATATATAGTAAAGATTTGTCAGAGAGAGTTTTGAAGAGTATTAAAGAGTCACCATATGAAATGTTTGAAACCCCAAACGTTTTACAATATTTGTCCAGCACAGAAGAATTTTTTAATAAACCTGAAATGGCCGGTGCAACTGGCTGTTCTATTGGAATCGAAATATAAAAAAAAGGAGGAGCTATGGCAGGGCCAGACACATATTCAAATAGATTCACTAACCCATACACTGGGTCTGAAGTTGTACAACAATCATCTGACCATACTTTCGTGCACAAACATATACGTGGCCTACTTGTCACAGGAACGGGTAATGTTGTGGTTAGATTGAAAGAGGACAACCATGATTTAACTATTCCAGTGTATGTCCCTGTTGGTGGCAGTACAGAGCTGAGAGGGTATCTAATAAAGATATTACGTAGTACTGGTAATGGGACTACAGCAACAGTATTGTGTGGGTTAAAATAATGGCTGAAGATGTAAAAATTGACGAAATTATAACCGCATCACTATCTAACTTAAATAACAGACAGTTTGGATTCGAGACAGCTAATGATGCTGATCTTGGATGGAAAATGGCAGGGGGTAAGAACAACAGTGGTGAAATATCGTTATTTTTAGCGAAGGATAAAGCTGCAAGAGTAACAACGTTGTCAGCTACTAGTGATGTTACTATTGTTAGCGGGGCTATAACAATCGATTCTTTGTCACTATCAACAGCACAATCTTATCAAGTAATGTATGGTGATTTCCAACAGGCCACAACGTTTAAATGGCAATCATCAATGTTGAGAATCGGATCCACAAACGCCCCTGAATACTTAGTAGATATAGAGTCGACAACGCAAAATAATTTTAGATTGGAAAATAGTAATAACAATGCTGAAAGCCCATTGTTATTGTTAGAAAAAACAACAGCAAGCCCGGCTGATGATGATGGGTGTGGCAAGATAACGTTTCGTGGTACTAATGATGATCCATCTGTACCAGAGGTGGATTATATAGACATTGAGGCGTTTGCGGCTGATGTAAGTAGTAATGATCTTAACGGTACATTAAAAATAAAGACCATGGTTAATGGTACTCAAACCGATACTTTGACATTGCAAGATGGTGGCCTAATAATAAAAGAAGAGGCAACACAAACGACAGATGCTTTTCGTGTGGATGATAGCTCAGGCAATGAATTGTTTCGAGTGTGGTCCTCAGGGCATCTTACTAATGTTGATGGTATAAATACGGTATCGTCTGAGCAAGGCATTAGTTTATATTGTCATAATTACGGTGAGGGGGCTCCTGACCATACTAACGGTGTTGGTTCATATGACCACACTGGTGGAACGTATGAAAAATTATTTACTAAAACATCAGGTGATGATTTTACACAGAACGATGCGGACACGGGCTCTTTTATAGTTCTAATTGGTGGGGCTGATGCTGGCAGGGTTGCAGAAATAAAAACTTATGTTGACGCTGACAATGTAGAGGTAAACGGATTTGGGTGGTCGGGCGATATTTCTTCCCAACCATTTTATATTTACAAACATCCGACTTTTGTTGTTGGCGATGGAGACATTACAGAGGTAACAGCAGGTTCGTCTGGGAAGTTTGAGATATATAGTTATAACTTTACTGGCGATTACGTGTCAGAAATAAAGCTAGATAGCGCATCAGATAATATAGATGCGTTGTTATTGAAAGTGGAGTCTAACGGATATGACCAAAACAATGCAATAAATATACAGCATAATGTTGGAGATCTACAACCAGGTGACCTTTCGCATTCATTGCAGATCCAATTGGATGAAACTGGTGCAACTTCCGCAGATAGTACCACTGATTTGCAAGCTATACGATTAGAAACAACCGACAGTTCAAGCGCTAAAAAATGTGGAATATGTGTAGGGCCAGGTTTTGATAACGTTTTGAGTATTTCAGGATCCGATCCGGCTGATCCTGATTATGGATACACAGTACTAAGCGCAAGTGTTGTTGATAGGGTTAATATCACTAGCCCTGATGGTGATGATACTTTTATTAATACTTCTGATGATGTTGCTTTGTTCGCTACGGTGAATGATTACTTTTTGATAGGTGATGATAGCACATTTGAAATAATAAATATTAATCTTGCAACCAATGGAAGCCAGGATTCACAATTAACATTTTATTATTCTAAAGCTGGTGGTGGTTGGACTCAGTTTTTCCCGTCTGATGGAACCAGTGGATTAACAAATTCAGGTAATATTTCATTTTCAGCTCCTGGCGATTGGACTAAAGATGATGAAGCAGAAGCTAACGGGGATATTACAGAAGCATACTATATAAAAATAGTAAGAACAAAGTTGGGGACATACACATATCCGGTAGAAGATTTTTTCAAAATATATGCAAGTCAGGATACTGGCATGAAACTTCGTGGTGACGGCTCAATAAATCCACCAACAATAGCAGATGCAAGTGCTGAAAATAATTCATTATATTATTCTTCTGACCAATCTAAGCTTGTGTATAAGGATTCCGGTGGGACAGTAAGGGATTTGTGGTAACATTATGGCACTAGACAGACGTGGTATAGCAACAATGGCAAAAGATTTTTTAAAAGCTGACACATCTATATTATATGGTGATGATAAGCTAATCCAGCTAATCGAAAATAAAACGGCGTTGTTTTCAAAGGCGAAGGTGTCTAATACCTATCCAAACGCTATATATATATGGGTTGATGAGAGCGGAGCGACAGATGAAAGAATGCAAAATACAGACTATGATTACATTCTAAATTTCAGATTTGAATCGTTACATGTAAACCCTGAAACATCGTCTAATACTGTTGATGATGCATTGGAAAGAATAAATAAAATATTCCTTGATGAAATGTATAATGGGACAAACTTATCAAGCTATTATACTGATTCAAACGGACAAATAATAAATATATCGGTAGGAACATCAACCTTTTCTTACCCAGAAACAGGTAGAGATAATGTATTTACAATAGAAATAGAAAGCGCAATAATAATAACAGTAAATAAATGGGCATAGGAGGAAAAATCTATGGCAACTGAAAATCCAAGAAAAAATAAAGTGTTTTTTTCACACAGAGAGGCAACTGCTGGTACTC